CAAAAATGAAACTTATACAAATTAACACCCCCGTAAATTTGACATCGGGATTAAGCATCCCAAGTGGATCGGTTGTTGTTATTGCCGAAGGATATTCGGATAACAAATCACAAAAAGACGGAATCATCCCTGCCCAAATCGCAACCTTTGTATTTGCAAGTGTACAAGCATTGGCAGAAGGCAAAGCCCCGATTCAAGGCATTGAAGATTTTAACACTAGCTTTAGCGGATTAGAATTAAGTGTAACAGCATACGAGACACAGCCAGCAGAAACTCTTCTGATTGATGCTATCTTTGGTGCACTAAACTTAATCTACCCTGACCAAGTAGAAATAGTAACTGTTTAAAGTACTTGACTTATTTTTTCAATAGTTTATTTTTGTTGACAAACAAACTATACCTATGAAATTTCTAAACTTTATTGGAGGCCTTTTCAAAGACGAAAAGGGTAATGTCTCCATGAAACGTTTGTGCGGCTTATTTTGCACATTGACTTTGTGCGCTACTTTGTACGCCAATTCTTTCACTGAAGCTCACTTTGCACCTTCTGTTCCTTTGGTGGATGCAGTTGCTTTGTTAGCTTTTGGTTGTTTGGGTTTGACTTCGATCGAAAAGATCATGAAGAAGCCTGAAGCATCTAACTCTTCTGAAACCACTGAATCTTAATTATGGCATATACTAAAGAACAAATCGAAGCCGCTGTTAAAGCCAAAGGATACGTTTGGTTTGAAGGCGAAAAAGGTTACGACCTAAACATTGTAGGCGTACGTAACTCCTCTACTGGAAATGATGTAACTAACTTGTTTGACGACAAGATTACAGTTTCTTACAAAGTAGATGGTAAATGGATGTTTCACGAATGGCAGGCTACTACTGACCCAGGTACAAAAGGTGTGAAGGAATTTCACAACGCTGGGGGTGTTGCTCGTTTGGTTCCTAATCAATATCGTGGTTCTCACGCTATCGGTTTGCACCAAGGTAAGTATGAGGCTTTGAGACAAGCGAAGAATGTAAAAGTTTATCGTGACGCTAACAAGGATATGACTTATGACGAAAAAACCATTACTGAAGGTCTTTACGGAATCAACATCCACAAAGCTGGTACAGATTCTACTTATGTAGAAAACTGGAGTGAAGGTTGTCAGGTATTCAAGCGTGAGCGTGATTTTAATGAGTTTATGGCTCTTGCTCGTCAGGCACGTTTGATTTACGGAAACTCTTTTACTTACACTTTGCTTGAGTCTGGTGACTTTGTTGTTGCTGATAAAGTTGCAGGTGAAGCTAAAAAAGCTGCAAAGAAAAAATAATGAAAAATTGGAAGGCACTTTGTGGTCTTCTATTCTTGGTCAACTCCTGTTTTTGTCAAACAATTTCAAAAGCAGGAGATGGCTGGGATACAAAGATTGATTCTGCAATACAGATAATTAAAAAATACGACTATAATAAGTACGTTGTTTTTAAAGAAGTCTGTCAGCGAGTTGATTTTTGGAAAAGTTCTTTCTCTTCCACGAGTGTAGTTGAAGGAGACTACACTATACTTATAGCAGATGCAGACATTAAGTTAAACTCAATCAATAACTTAGCATGCATTCTAGTTCATGAAAGTCAACATCTTGTGTATATAATGCAGGACAGTGATATGAGTGAATACGAGGAAGAGTTTAAATGCTATATGTATGAATTATCCTTTCTTCAAAACATCCCAACCCCCGAGCCTTGGTTACTGGCAAACATTTATGAAAAAATACACAAATATAAACAATGAAAAAAATCATTTTATTTGTAGTCGGGGTGTTGTCTCTTACTACTAGCCTGTTTGCACAAAGCGCAAGCACATCTCCTGGAACTGGTCACTGGGTCGTAATTGATTCAGGGTATCAAGTAGCGACAAACACCGTTGGTCAAACTGTTGCTCCTCTCCATTTCTACAACACTTCTACTTCAGAGAAGATTACGGGTATGCAATTCCGTGTATTCTATGATAAGACTGCATTTGTAGGAGTTGTTCCTTCTCTAAAAATTTCTACTTCTGACCAATACCTTCAGTATGTAGATAGTAATTTACAAGGATTCTTAACTGTAACTCTAGCTTACACAGGATCTAGTTCTAGTTTTAACTATTCTAATGGAGCTACATTTGACTTAACTTTTACTCACGCAGGTGAAACTGTGTGGAACAACTTAGATTCTATCAAGACTTTGAAAGTTGCAGGAGTTAAATCATTCTCTAACAGAGCTGCTACTAACTGGGGTAACGATACTACATTGGTAGTTTACTCTTATGGTGGTCGTTTCAATCAGAAGCTTTTACGTTTTGCTGCTAAGTTCAAGAACGTAACAGGGTCTGACGCTAAAAACTTAACAGTTAGTTTAGAGAAGAGAGCTAAAGCTTCTTCTACTTGGACTGAAGTTGCTGCACAAAAAACTAACTCTAGTGGAGTAACTGTGTTTAAGAAATTCTTAGATACTACTTATTGGGATGTACGTATAGTAGTTAAAGGGGACACAATGATTCCTGGTAACATATTCTCTACTGCTGATGCACAAAAGATTAACCAAGCTATCTTAGGTCAATACACTCCAACAGGATTTGACTACTATACAATGGACGTAAACGGAACTACTGGAGATATTTCTATTGCTGACGTATACGCTGTTTACGGAAGATTGGCAGGTAGATTTACTGCATGGCCTAACTCTAAAAAAGACGTAATGTTCTTTACAGTTGCTGAATACAATGCAATCAATGGCGCCACATCTAACTTGACCTCCACATACTCTACTATAAATAACTTTACTTACAGTGTAGATGGTAATGATTCTATCACTTACTATGTAGCTGTTAAAGGAGACGCCAATGCTACAGGCTTTAAGATGGCTCGTTTGACTCCTATTAAAATCATTAACCAAGCAAACGCCAAGAAGTATATTATAGACAAAACAGTAAGTTACGATGACCCTTCTTTAGAGACTATTGAAATCAACATGCCTAAGGTAAAAGTAGAAGATGGCAACTTAGTAAACGTTCCTGTTAAAGTTTTGACTAACGGTAAAAACCTAAGTGCACTTCAACTAGATCTTAAGTATGATACAGCTTACTTAGAGTTTAAGAACGTAGAAGTAACTGAGAAGATTAGAAAGTGGACTTCTTACACTAACCGTTCTAATGGAATCGTTTCTTGGGGCGGTGCAGACTTAACCAACTCTAATCTATTAAACGATGGAGAGTCAGTGTTTACACTTCAGTTCATAGCTAAGAAACCTCAAGACTCTTGGGCTACTGCGGCTATCTGGACATCAGAGAAATACGTAGGAGACAAACAAGCTAAGGATATGAACATTACTCCTACTATGGGCATTATTGAAGTTCGTAGAAAAGGAACAGTTAATTTTAATCAAGTAGAGGAGTTAGTTGCTTTCCCAAATCCTACTGAAGGAGCTATTCAAGTACAGTTTAAGTTAGCTGAAGAATCCGATGTTAACTTGTCTCTCTATAATCAAATAGGACAACTAGTTCAAAATATTCTAGACAAGCGCATGCCTGTAGGAAGCTATCGGTATAGTGTAGACTTAGAAAGACTTCCTGATGGAGTTTACATCTTAACTTTAAGAACAGAAAAACAAATCCTAGATTCTAAACTATTAATCATATGAGCTTAAAAGACAAACTTGGTTTTGGCCAAGCAGAACCCGTAGTAGTACCAGACAACAATCGTTTCTACTACATGTTGCAACAGATGCAAACTAACCGTTGGAAAATTACTGCCATTGTGTTAGGCTTGTTTACCCTAATCATTGTCGGTATTAACGCAGCAGTATTCATGGGAGCATCCATTGGAGAAGATTGGAAAGAATTATTACTTATCCTTTTGGGTGCATTTGTCGGTAACTTGAACAAAGTAGTTGACTACTGGTTCAATTCTGAAGACAGAGACAAAATGCTTATTCAAAAAGTAGATGAGGAAGATGGTGTATCTTTGTCAAACACAACTAACTAATAATATTATGTCAGAAGAAAAAGAAGAAGGCGGTATGTCCGCTGCTAAAAAAGCCATTATTGGAGCAATCACTACTGCAGTTACTGCAGGTGGTGCTTGGTTTGCTACCCACTTAGGGGGAGGCGAAGAAAAAGCTGAGGCTCCTACTGCTGTATCAGCACCTGCACCTGTGATTAACATCACTACGAACAACGAACAGAAGCAACAAGCAAACACTGGTGATGGTGGTAAAACCATTATCATCAAAGAAAAGGCTGCACCTGCAGCTGCTCCTGCTCCAGCTCCTGCCGCTAAACCCCAAGCTGATGAAGAAGATCCTTGGTAGTCTACTATTAGTAATCCTTGTCTATGGTTGTGGCTCAATGAAGACCACAACCGATAGCGAGGTTATTGAAACAAAAGATATTTCTACAGTATCTGGTTATACAGATTCAATTAAAAAAACTGTACAAGTAGTAAGTGTAGATATGACTAAAGTACTTTCTTTGTATCCTGCATTACAAGAGAAGAACGTAGGCTTAGGTTTTGCAGAATCTGTGTTAGATTACCTAGATGAAACAAATCGTTTTATATTTACTGAGGAGAAGAGTGAAATCAAGGAAAGGATGGTAACTCAATTCAAAGCTTCTAAAAAAGGAGTCTTTGATGAACCTGTTGATGGCAAAGGAAAGATTAAACCTGCACACTATTTTGTTTATGTAACTGTGGCTGATTTTGCCGTAGATGAAGACGAAGCAGTACAAGGTGGAAAAACTAAAGTAGTAGTAACTACTTTTATCCGACTCCAAGTTCGTTTTGTAGATGCCAAGACTGGGCAAATCTACATTGGTTCTGGAGAAGGTGAATCCTTGAAAGTAGGTGAGTCATTCTTAAAATCTCTTGACAATATGAAATTCTCTCAAAGTACCGTAGGTAAGGCAACACGCAAGTCGCTAGAAACAGCATGCACTAAAGTGATTGAAAACCTTATTAGAAACGGTGTCTTTAAGAGTTAACATATTACTTTTATTGTTGAGTATTGGACTGAGTTTAAAAGCTCAGTCCTTTACCTACAGTTACACAGATCCGTGTACTAAGGAACTGAAGTTCATTAGTGCGGATATGAATACCCCAATAATAATATCGTACTATGGGCAGGTAAAAGCCTTTAGTTACACAGAATTACAAGATGGTACATTTGACGCTTGGTTAAATTCTACCTTCACAAACTTTAGTACATCTAAACCTTGCGAAGGTGTATTAACAACAACGACTACAACAACCTCTACCAATACGGTAATGGGTTTAGTAAATAGTGTAATGACCTTGAACTCTTTAACGAGTTTAGACTTATCTTCGACATCCATGAGTTCTGGGACTTCTGTAGGAGGAACAACCACCTCAGGGACATCGGGAGTTAATGTAAAAGTTAAAAATGGAAAGTCGAACGACAAATCTAGTGGTGATGGAAGCAATAGCACTACTGGTGACGTTGGGAATACTTCTAGTTCGGGTGACCAATCATCTGGACAAGGATCCGTGGGGTCGGAAGGACAAGTAAATAACGATGGAAGCAACTCAAATAATAACTCTAGCGGCTCTAACAATTCTGGGAGCAGCTCTGGGAGTAGCTCTGGTTCTTCTTCTGGTAACGGTAGCAATGGTTCTAGCGGAGGGAGTGGTTCGGGTACACCTACTGATAAAAAGCCTGATGAAAAGACTCCTGAAAAAGTAGAGGAACAAAAGACCGAAACTCAAAAAGCAGGGGGTAACTCTACAGCAAAAGCTGCTGCTAAAGGTAAAGTAGAAACACAGAAACCTGCTATCCTAGTTACAGGGGACATAGTAGGAATCCAAACGGCTAAGAGTGATAAGCAAGACGCTAGAGGTACAATGTCTTTCACTAGAGTTAAGGGTGACGGTACATCTTCTTTAGGATTATCTGCTGACTACATGGTTAATGCTAAGATAGGAAACGTAGGAGCCATAAAATCTTGGATAGGTGCAAACCAAAAGGGGAACAAACACATCAATGTACTTTCAGCAGGACTAGGATTGATGCCTAAATCATTCACTACTTCACTACTCTTTGTCAGAGTAAACTCAATTAAAAACTTTACAGCTTTGTACGGAGCGGCAGGTTCTTATGGTAAACTATTCGAAGAGGAACTAATCTCCACTATGATTATAGGAGGTTTTATGTACAAAGGTCAAATCTCCAAGCATGTAGATGCTACGATTATTGCTGCTGCCGTTTACGCCCCTTACACTAAATACTATAGCGAGAGTTTATTTCAAAGTAAACCTATCATCGTTCCATTCCTAAACATAAACTACTCACTTACAAAAACTTTTAAGTTTGGACTTACAGGGGGAGGAACCTACATAGCAAACCAAGACATAGTCAACTATCAAATCTTAGTGGGGGGTAAGCTTAAGATATGAGATGGATAATCATTCTATTCTTATTTGCAAGCCCTCTAACAGCTCAATTTAAGTATTCGGGGTACTTGTATAATGCAAATGGTTCTGGTGCTTCTAACGTTCCTGTAAAAATTTATAAGAGTACAGCAGGTGCTACTACTAAGTCAGGTACTTTTGCTAAGATAACATCAGGTATTCCTTCAGATAGAGGACGAGGAACTTCAGTACTACATTCTACTGCTAATACAGATGAAAAGTCTGTGGCTATTACATTTCCGTCTGGTTTTAGTGCTTCTTACGCAGGCACTAGTTATTCGTCAGGACACGTTAACGCTAACTCTTGGTTTTGTTTTGGAACAACCTCAAGCTCAGGGTATAATGGAAATGCTACTAGTCCCAATCAACCTACTATTCATATTGGGTCGGTAGATAATAGCTCAACAGATAACAACGTTTCTTTTGTTTCTACTGAAGCTTACACAGACGGAACTTACGGTGATGTGTTTAGAGTAAGGTACGAGGGTAACTGTAAGTACAACCAAACAGGTGTGAATTATACTTGGGATTTATATTTTATTAAAAGCCAAGCTTCAAAGCAGATAGTAGTTTGGAGAACATTTACCGCAGACGGTTCTAACCAAGAGGTAATGGGGATATCAACAGGTAGTGCTTGGATGGCAAGTACGTTAGTTACTACGGGTTCTTTTTCTGGCACTAGTTGGGAAATAAACACAACATCAACCACTACAACAAGTTCCAATGTACTAGACGCTACTGTAAATACAAACTCATCAGGTTACTATTCTTTCTCAAGAACTACGGCAGCTGGTAATCAATTCACTATCCAAGTTGATGCTCCGACTAGAATTCAAGCCTACACAACTTCAGACATTCAAGCAGTATCCGACCTCATCCTCAATAAAGCAATTAAGACTGGGTTGACGTTTCAAATGTTTGATGTCAATGATGATTCTAAAATAACTGTGGCAGATAAATATTACGTGGCAGCAAGAAAGGCTGGAAGATTCTCTAAATGGAGAATTGCCCCTGATGTCCGTATCTTTACAACAGCCCAATATGATGCTATCAAAGCTGCTACTATAAACGTACGTACAACTTATCCAGGGGTCAGTACGTATACAACAGGTAATTTAACTAGTGGACAAACCTTAAATTTGTATTTAATAGCTCCTGGTTATGCAGGAGCAGTAACTTACTAACCATGAAAAAACTAATTATAATCCTAATTACTGCATTTGCAGTTACACTAAACGCTCAATGTTATAAGATTGACACTGTGCAAAACCACACTCATCTACGTACTATAGCAGGTAGACCTGTTGATTTTGGAGTAGTAGCTACGGCAGAACAATTAATTGCAAATAAATACGCTTTGTGTGACACAGGCATTAAAGTAAAACTAGCAATTAATACAATTGCTTTACCTCAAAGGCTTATCAACATTATAGGAATACAGTTATTAAAAAGGGATTATGTAGTCAATATGTCTATCACGGCTAATAACATTACACATTATTCTAGGAACGTAAAGACTGTGTATGTTAATGCTATGTTCTTAACAGTTGAGGAGATTCCTCACAATAAAAAAGCATATTCTAAAGCAGTTGAGAAGTGTTTAATTGATTTGATTAAGGAGCTATAGCCCGTATTTACTACATTCTTTATTGTTAAGGGTATCTTAACTTTTTGTGTTAAGTTTTTGTTTTAACTTAATTAGTTATAACTTATGACTTGACTTTTTATATTGTAATACTATATTTGTAGTAGTTGTAACAGACAACCAACCACAGTATGAAAAAACTTTTGAGGAAGTATCCTGACCCTATTTTAATCCACAAGGACTACATTGATGTTTTGCTAAGACTAGCAGGGTATCGTTTATCTGATTTATCAGTAACAATTTTAGCATACTCTAGTTACAGAAAAGCTTTGACTTCAGACACTAAAAAAGAAATTGCTGCTAAGTTTAGTACGACTATCCAAGTAATCTCAAACACAATTACTAAGCTTAGAAAACAACAATTACTTTTAAAAAACAATTTAAATCCTAAACTCAAACCAGAGAACGACCATCAGTCCGCATTGACTATTTATTTTACTTTAGAGCCTAAAAGTAAAATAAGAAAAGAAGTATTAACGGAAAACACCCTTAAAGTAAAACAAGAAGAAGTTATTGCATGAGAAGAGACCTTCAGATAGAACTTAAAGTATTTGGATTATACAGTACGGCAGCCAAAGAGTTAAAGTGCACAAGTTCAGAGGTAGACGAAGTTTATTCTTGGTATCTAGAGGAGATAATACACTCCTTAAAGAAAACTGAAACTAAACAAGTTTACCTCAAAGGCTTAGGACGCTTTAGAGCTAACCCTGCATGTATACCCAATATACTCTACTTTAATGTCGTGAGGTATCGGGAAATGGCTAAGTTTATGTTAAGTTTTCCAAAGTATCATACAAAAGGTAGAGCAATATTTATGGACACTATTTATCAAAACTATAAAAAGCTTTACGAAGAAGGTTTAACTAAAATGGACATTCTTTTAAATGAACCTATATTTGATAAGCCTATGTATCATAACCAGAAACAAAGACTTATTGATTTCAAAAAATTAAGACTAGAACAACTATATGAATCCATTTGCAGACTACATGAACTTGCTGAAGTTGGGCGTAAAGAACGCGGACAAGATAATCGAGGGGATCAGCAACAAGACATTGAAAGAATTCAATTTACTTAATGACGATGACAAGCAGCTTATCACAGACCGAATGGACATTTGTCTCAACTGTCCCTACAACTCAAGAAATGCTAAAGTATCTTCCGAGTACATGGCTCTTACAGGTGTCCCATACTCTACTGGAAGAGCCGAATTCCACTGTGCGTTATGTGGTTGTGTCATCGAACTCAAAACAGCATGCTTAACTTGTAATTGTGGTATTGCCGACTGGAATTCTAAAAACTCTCAAAAGAAGTTATCTTTGAAGTGGACCAAAAAACCTTAACACCTACCTATATGAAAAAACCATCAATCAAATCAAAAGGTATTACAAACCTTAAAAAAGCATTCCGTATCCTTAATGGTTGCGGAGGAAACAAAGGCACTAAGTGCGGAGTTGAAGTTTACTATATGCCTGCAGATAGTAAGCTCCAAGAAATTAACGCCTAAACTATGACAAAACAACCAACCAAACGTTTTGTACCTGAGAGTCAACCTACTTTCCAAGACAATTTGTTCATGGTAACAAAAGTCTTTTGGAAAGCAGGTTACTCTTATGGTAAAACGGGACGTAATGATGATTTCTATGCTCGAGTATTGGAGGATTTTGGTAATCTTCCTATCAACGAGTTTATAGCCAAATACGAAACACTATAACATGGCACAGAAAAAACAAACTTACATCTCTGCCGAATTAGATTGGGCAGAAGAAAAACTTGCAGAGTGGAGACAGTATGTAGATGCTAATCCATTAAACTCACTTAAAGATAGAGTAGAGTGGAAACCTACTGCTAAAGGGGGTGCTATACCTATGGTGATTGCATCCATTGAGCAACAGATTAAATCTATTCGAGATACTATGAAAGAGTATCTTGCACTGCTTGATGTAGTAGATAAACTAAGAGAGAAGGAAGAAGCTAAACTTGAGATCAGAGGATCACAAGAGGTGAATGGTAAGATGAGTAAGTTTATGTAATATGCATTTAGATAGTCCAGAATTTTTTGTTAATGTTAAGTCTGTCCCCGATAAAGAGTCTTCTGAGTATGTTGCTTTTTGGGAAGCAGAAGATAAAAAGATAACTGAAGGTATTACCATCAATGGTTTTCACTTTTCTCCTTTTATCTATTGGCATTTAAATTACTGGTCTATTTATGTGGACACTATGATAGGTAATAGGCAAGTTCGTAAACTTGACCGCCCACAACTATGGGATACCTATTTAGCTGTTGACGAAACAATACATAAAGCTGAGAATCATATTGAAGGTAAGAAAGGCGTTGTAATGGTAGGGTCTCGACGTATTTCTAAATCAGTATTGACTTCATCGTATATTACCCATAAATCAGTTACCCAAAAAGGCAGTGATAATCTAATCTCAGCCTTGAATGGTCCTGACTTAAAAATTATAACTGAGTACGTAGACTTAGGTTTACGTAATCTTCCAGAGTACTTTAAGTTTCCCCGTATTGAGGACGATTGGAAACGGCAAGTAACTTTAGGATATAAAGACAAACAAAACGTAAGACATGAATGGTCTAAATTTCACATCCGAAACTTCGATGAAGGTAACAATACGGAAGCAGCTGCTGGTCTTACTCTATCTTCTTTTCTCTTGGAGGAAGGAGGAAAAGGAAAGATTCTCAACTGCTTGGCGGCAACTACTCCATGTTTTGATAGTCCATTTGGATGGCGTTGTTCTCCTTTTGTCATTGGGACTTCGGGAGATATGACAAGAGCGGGGGATCTTGAAGAATTATTCAATAACCCTGAAGCATATAATTTTCTTTCTGTAGAATCTACAGAGTCTGGCAAATCTTATGGTTTGTTTATTCCAGGTACTAAATCATTAAAAGTTCCAAAAGAACCAAAATCTTTAGGACTTTACCTAGAGAAAGACTCCCCTTCTGAACTAGATAATGTTACAATTTGGGTATCCGATGAGGTAAAAGGAAGAGAACTTATTTTAAAATCTCGTGAACAGATTAAAAAGTCAAGTGGTCTTGAAGCATATCTGAAAGAGATAATGTATTATCCTCTTACACATGAGGAATGTTTCCTTGAGTTATCGCAGAACATTTTCCCTGTAGATTTACTTCAAGAACAATTACAGAAAATAACTGCAGCTGATGCCAACCCAGATTATGTTGAGTTAGTTCAAAAGACTGATGGTACTATAACTCACAAGTTTACTGAAAAGAAACCAGTACAAACATTTCCTACAAAGCCTACTGATAACTTAGAAGGTGTAGTTCAGATTTGGGAATACCCTATTAATGGTGCACCCTATGGACTATATACAGCAGGGACTGACCCATATAAACAGTCTCAGGCTAAATACTCTACTTCATTAGGATCTACTTACATATACAAACGTGTTCATGATATAGCTGGAGAAGGATGGCAAAACATTGTAGTAGCAGCATACACTGGGCGTCCTAGAAAAATTGAACAGTGGTATGAGTTAACTAAAATGCTTCTTAAGTATTATAATGCGAAGACTCTTTGTGAAAACATGGATATGGGTTTTATTCAGCATTGTATTGAAAAAAACGAATCAGCTTTCCACTTAGAACGTACTCCTTCTTTCTTGAATGATATTCATCCTAGTAGTGCAGTAAATCGTGAATACGGAATACACATGACTAGTGATATCAAAGACTATTTAAACTCCCTAATCATTGAATACATTACTGAAGTCATTGACAGAGACGTAGACAAAGAAGGTAATGTCATTAAAGAAAGATTAGGGGTAACTCGAATCTTAGATCCCCTACTATTAAAGGAGTTGATTAAGTTCACCCCTAAGTTAAACGTGGATAGGGTTATTTCATTTGGACTTACTTTGGCAATGGCAAAATCTTTAAATGGAAAGTCTATTGTAGTGTCTTCTACAGAAGATGCACGCATGCAAGATTACTTCAAAACATCAAAATCGAAACAACTTTTTAGGACAACTAGAAACCCTTTTAGGTACTAAACTAGACTTATTTTAAAAATTTAAGTAGCAAAATTAAGATTTGGTATTATTTTTACGCCTAGTTATACTTTAAAAGTTAATACCTTAACATCCATTGTTATGATCATAGAATCACTAAAAGAGTACACAGATCCACTAAACCACGCATACTTTTATCCAGAGCAATTTGTCTCTGCAAGCAAGAAACAAAAGCCCCGCTGGATTAAGTCAACGCTAGATTATTTTGCAAATATTGCATTTGCTCAGTATAGGGAGAACGTTAAGTTTCGTAAAAACTATCGTCTTTTCAATGGCGAGTTTAACTTTGACGATTATAATAATGAGCCTCAGATTAAAGAAATCATTAATTACTTATCAGACACTCCTGACCAGGAGCCAGAAATCCCACAACATCTTAGACACTACCCCATTGTTAACCCTCCTATTAATCAATTAAAAGGAGAGTTAATCAATCGTCCTTTCAAGTATAAGGTAAAGGCAGTAGACGATGCAAGTGTAGATGAGAATATTGATTTCCGTACAGACTTGATTAAAGAGTTCTTTATGAATAAGATGGCAGCTCGTTTAGAAGGAGTGCCTGAAGAACAATTAGAACAAATCCAACAGGAGATGATGGTAGAAATTCAAAATAAGATTTTGGATTATACCTCAACTGCTGAAGAGTGGGGTAATAAAATATTAAATGCCTTAAAGTATAGTTTCCGTTTAAAAGAAAAGTCTAGTCAATCTTTCTTAGATTTTTTAATTACAGGACAAGAGTTTCACCACTTTTACCCAGACAACTCACGTATTGGCTTTAATTATAAAGTAGAGAATCCTTCTAACGTATGGTACTTAGCAAATCGTAATGCTATGTATACAAGTGATTGTTGGGCATTGGGAACTATTGAAGTATTATCTATGTCTGAAATAGTAGACAGATTTAATCTTTCAGGTGAAGAAGTTAAACATCTGAACGATGATTCTCTTCAAAATCTTCGTAACAACGAATATTCTCCATTATCCCCAGCACTTCCAAACCCTAACGATCCTTTGTGGCAGTTAACTTTTGAGAACGTAGGTGACTTTGCTAGTGGAGGTATAGATACTAATGTATTCTCTTTTAACTCTCAGCATGCATTTACAGTAGTCACTTGTTATTGGCAGTCTAAGAAAAAAGTATTTAAACGCCAATACATAGATGAAGAAGGATACATGCAAGAGCAGTTTGTTTCTGAAGACTATAAGTATGACAAAACAATGGGGGACATTGCCCTTGATGAGTTATGGATTAATGAATGGTGGAAAGGCGTTAAGATTGGTGCAGATATTTACATTGATGTAGAACCTTTAGAGTATAGCCAAACTCCTCCAATTGTTGGTATTATAAATACTACTAGAAACACTCAAGGTAAGTCTCTACTTGATTTACTTAAGCCTTACCAAGTCCTTTACAACATTTGTATGAATCAGTTGTGGGAACTTCTTGAAAAAGAGATTGGTGTTGTATTCTTAGGTGACCTTAAAGTAGTGCCTAAGAAAGATTCACAAGACCCAATTGAAACAATGTTGTGGAATGCAAAGAACAGAGGTTCTTTGTTTATCGATACATCTCCAGAAAATACAGGAGGAGCAGTTCAGTTTAACCAATTATCTCGTGTAGACTTAACTAGAACTGCAGAAATACAATCACGTATTCAGTTAGCTCAAGCATTAAGAACTGAAGCATACGAACTGGTAGGTATCACTCGTCAAAGACTTGGGTCAATGACTCCTTCAGAAACAGCTACTGCTACTAAAGAAGGATTAGCTCAATCATTTGCTCAAACAGAAACATGGTTTGCTTGGCATGACAACGTAATGCAACAAGTATATCAAACAATGCTTGAGATGGCGCAATACACAGAATTGCAAAAACCAACTTCTACTTTAAACTATCTAAACTCAGAACTAGAGACTGTATTTTTACGTATAACTAAGAATGAGTTGCTTCGTGAGTTGTTTGTATTTGTGACTTCATATGCTGAAGACAGAGTAACTCTAGAACAGTTAAGATCATTAGCACAACCAGCGCTTCAAAACGGAGCAGAGCTTATTGAGATATTTGATTTGTATACTGCTGCATCAGAACGTTCATTGCGTAAGGTACTTGAAGGAGTACAAGAACGCAAATCTTCTATGCAACAACAACAAATGCAACAACAGCAGCAACAAATGGAAATGCAAAATCAGCAGTTCCAAGCTAAGATGCAAGCTGAAGGTCAACAAAAAGAAGCTGAAGCACAACGTGAGGATATGAACAAAGAACTTGACCGTCAGAATAGACTTGACGTAGAGCGTCTACGTGGTATTGCTAATGAAGGTTCATTCTCACAAGAAAAAGACTTGACTCCATTACTTATTCAACAAACCAACATGGCTAAAGAACAATCTAAGCTAAGGTTTGAGCAATCTAAGAATGAAGAACAAAATAAACTAAAGAGTAGAGAGCTTGACTTAAAGGAGAAGGATATAGATACTAAGCTCCAAATAGCCAAGCAAAACAAAAATAAATATGATAAAAAGAGATAACAATCTTCTTTTATCTATATTCATACACTCACTTTTTCTAACCTATTGTGTTAATTTTTTAAACGATTAACTTTGAAACCAGACAAACCAACCACCCATTGTCATGAATAATAACCCAGAAAACGACCAATTAGGTTTAGACAACCTAGAGTTCTTTGAAAATTTTGCTACTGAAGATTTACTAGAAGATCCTCAGTTTGACCCAAACGCTAATCTTGCCCCTGATATTTTGTCAGGAGAGAAGATGGACTTAGAAGATGAAGACCTTCCTTTAGGAGGTCAAACGAAATCAACTGAGCCTGATGCCTCTACTTTAAAAGAAGAAGTTGTCCCAGACAATTTACTTGAAGACGAGGAAGAAGAACCAGCTGCTCAACCAGATGCCCTAGCGAATGAAGATGACGAGGAAGTTAACTACTATGAAGCATTTGGAAAAGGACTCCTCCGCTCAGGTCACTTTGACCTAGGAGAAGAACTAGATCCAGATCAAATAGAGTGGACAGAAGAATCTTTCTTAGATATGATGTCTGCAACTGTAGAAAACAAAGCTTGGAAACAACTAGAAGAAATTGCTACTGAGGCTTACGGCCAAGAAGGACTAGAGTTAGTAAAAGATCTTTTTATTAACAAAGTTCCAGTACAGCAGTATCTAGCTAAGTACAACGAACAAGTTGCTCTTGAGAATGTAGATTTAACTAATCCTCAAAACCAAGAAGCAATCTTCCGTGAGTACCTTAGCCGCACAGGTCTAGATGCCGATGAGATTGAAGAACAGTTAGAGTATGCTGTGAAGACAAACAAATTAGAAAACTTCTCTGAAAAATACTACGTAAAATTACTTGACCGTAGTAAACAAGAAAGAGAAGCTTTGGCTGAACAGAGTGCTCAACGTCAAAGAGAGATTCAAGAAAGAGAAAATACAAGACAAGAGTCTTATATTAAAACTCTTGAAGACGCAATTAAAGTAGGAGATATTAATGGATATCCCATTAATCAAAACGAAGCTTCTACCTTGTTTGATTATGTAACTAGTAAAAACTACCAGTTACCTAACGGACAAAAGATTAGTGAGTTTGAGTTTACTCTAGCTAAGATGCGTCAAGATGATCCTCAGAAATTTTTAGCAGTAGCAAGATTAGTTCAATCTAACTTAGACCTAGCTCCCATAAAGAAAAAAGGTGTAAGTGAAGAGACAAACTCAATTTTCAAAGAATTGCAAAACAAGTCTAAAAAAGGACCTAAAGGAGAACCTAGGAAAGAGACCCAACTCTTTAGTAATTTCTTCGGAAGGTAAAAACTAAGCACACATAAACAAAAAATAAAATGCCTAATCAATCCATTACCAGAGTTAACGGACGCGTTATAGCTAACGCCCACGTTACCAGCTCATACTATTCTAAGAATAGTTTGGGTAAACTGACTGACAAGAACTTTGTCGAGTCAATGTTGAAAACTAAGCCAGACCAGTATGACAAAGTTATGTTGCGTCTGTTTACTGACACTCGCTTGTATTCTAACGACTTGTTGGATCTTGTGATGAAGAACGGTAAACCTTTCATGGTTAACGATCCTAACGGAGTCTTCACTTACAAAATCAAGAAGCGTGCTGAATTGCCAAAGATCATTGCGAACTTTGCTACTACGTTAGCAAAACCAGGTATCGATGGACAAGAATTTGAAATCGTATTTGACAAACAAGGGTTTGTTGTAAACGATATCATTTCTGCACACCGTTATGAGCAAGAGACTTTGGTACAAATCGTATCTGAGCCTGAGCGTTATCAAAACGGATTCAAGTATCGTTGTCGTGCCGTTGCCGCTAGTAGCACTGATTTTGTTAACCAACGTTTCTTGGTTATCGGAACTGAGTACTTCAAAGTAGGTAACGTGTTAGGTGAATTCACTACTTCATTCTCTAGCTTGGGATTGTTTGACGGTGAGTTGGAAGTTATGGCTGACGTATTAAGTCAATATGGTGTTGAACACACTATCACTGACTGGGCTGATGCTACTAAACTTGGTATGCAGACTGATGCAACTGGCAATCCTATGGATTTGACTTACTACACTTTGACTGATCCTACTGCACAAGCAGAAAAGACTAAGATTGTAGGTTGGGAACCAACAGTATCTCGTTTGTTGCGTATGGAAATGATGCGCATGAAAGCAAACATGATCATGTGGGGTCGTCAAGGTCAAACCAAAGACGAAAGAGGTCGCTCTACTCGTATGAAGCAAGGTTTGTGGCAGCAATTGCACTTGGGTAACATCATCCAATACGATCGTGGTCAGTTCTCTTTGAACTTACTTCGTACTGCAATTGGTGATTTGTTCTACAACCGTGTATTGATTGCTGATCGTAAAGTAAAAGTTTACACCAACCGTTCAGGTATGGAGTTGGCTTCTACTGCTATCAAAAAAGACTTTAACAATGCAAACTTCATGGTTTCTGCTGATAAGTTTATGGATGGTAAAGATCGTTTGAAGCAAGGTTATGCTTTCCAATTCGACCACTACATGACTACTGAAACTGGTCCTGTTGAATTCGTTGAACTAGAGCAATTGAACATGCATGCTACTTTCTTGGAACTTGGTCCAAATAAGAAAACTCCTCCAATCTTTATCGTACTTGACGTATCTGGTCAAGAAGATTCAGGTATCCGTGAGGTGAAATTGTCTACTCGTCCTAACATGTACTATCAGTACATCCCAGGTTCAGTAGGCTTTGGAAGTCAACAAACTGTAATTGCTAACAAAGATCCTTATAGCACTTACATTATGAAAGACTTCTGTGGTGTCTTCTTGGAAGATCCATCTCGTACTGTAATCATTAAAGAATATCCACGTCTCTAATCTAGACGGTCTTTAGAAGGGGAGGGTTTTACGACTCTCCCCTAATAAGGATAATAGATTAACTAAAACAATCAACCAAAATAATGAAAGGACAACAATTAGCACGCGGAACCAAGGTTATTAAACCTAGTCGCAAAGAACCTGCAAACTCGAGGAGTTTGGAGGGGTCGTTGTACAGGGAAGGACTTAACTTCATCCCAGGTACAGCAAAAAAGTTTTATCCTCGTGTTGACTCACGTGGAGTAATTCGAACAGGACTTGATGAAAACGCAATGAAATTGCGGACGATTGAAAACCCTGAAGTTAGAGAGCAAGAGATGCAACGTATTAAGTCTTTAAAAACTTACTACGAATCTATTTTAGATGAATCTCTTGAACCTACAAGTACGTTCTATGACGAAATAAAAGAAAGTGGGTACACTTTGGAAGACGGTGACAACATCTTCAATCTAGAAAATCCCCGTGATGCAATTAACTTTTTCTGGTTACTTGAAACGGATATGATTGCTCCTAGTATGGAAGATCTTGAAACTGGCAAGATGGATGGATCTGTTGTGCGTTTTTATGTACATGATGGTGAAGTAGAATCTAAGACTGCCTTTGAGCGTAAGAAGAGGATTAATAGTGCTATTGCTGCATTAGATAAAATGACTTCAGTAAAACGTAAGAAAGTTCAAAAGCTTTTAGGTTTAGGATTGCCAGGAGACTCTAGCGAAGAAGATGTTTATAATGCTCTTGATGAGTATTTGCATATTCCAGCTACTGCACTTGACCAAGACCCTATCAATGCGTTTACGAAAATCACAAACTACAGTGATGAGACCTTAGCAATTAAGAGCTTAATCCGTGAGTTGATTGACTACAACGTAATAAGAGTTAAAGGTTCTATTGTGTATGAAGGTGAACACATTTGGGCTAAATCAATAGAAGAGTTAGAACTTATATTGGTTGACCCTAAAAACACCGAAGTATACGATTCCTTTAAAGACAAAGTAAAAAATAAAATGAAACTATCCGTTATCTAATAACTAAAGATGATACCAGTAGAAGAGTTGATATACGAATTTAAGTTAAACTTAAATAAGATGGACAGGCAAGATAATGTGCAAGTCCCTCTAGAAGATATTTTGGTTTTTTTAAATCAGGCTCAAATCTCATGGATAAAATCTAAAGTAGGAGAAAATAATATTTTCAGAGACGGTTACGAAGGGACTAGAAAGAGAATTGATGACTTACAAGTATTAAAAGTTAACGATGCCTCTTTAACACTACAAAAAACAACAGACGTTCTTTATAAAGGTTACAAAGCTGATTTAAAAACTATTCCAGATTACATGATGTACGTAATGTCTCATGTAGGTGCTAGGAAAGAAGATTGTAAAGCAGGTTTAACAGTAGATTTAATAAGACAAAACGATCTGTCAAGTTTATATTTTGATGCAAACTTTAGCCCCTCCTATGAATGGAGAACGACATTAGCGACTATAGGCCAAGATAACATCATAGTATACACTGACGATACGTTTGAAATTGAGAATCTTTATCTTACTTATCTAAGATATCCAATGCCGATTGATTCAGAAGGCTACATCAAAATAGATGGATTGGATTCAAGTAAGCAAGACTGTGAACTTCCTTATTATGCTAAACCAGATATTCTGAATTTAGCTACTAAGTTTGCCGCACAATCAGTAGACAATCAAGCTCAATCAACCTTTGCAGAGGACAGAAGTGTTAAAAATACAGAATAAACTAAAACTATAAAAAAATGAACTACGATTTCACCCAAGTATTTGTTGCAACAAACAAATACGTAACAACTGGAAACGGATTCGATGCACTCGGTGCTCGTATCTTCGGCGTATTTACTCCTACTTATGTATCAGGTACTGACCGTTTAGTAGGCTTTCAATCTGTTAACTACAGCACAGGTGCTCCTACACCATCTGCAACTCAACCTTTTAAAGAGATTATTATTGCTGTTGGAAATGCCACTACTTTCCCTTCAAACAAATTCGGAAGTTTCAAAACTCCTGTAATTCGTAAAGGTAAAGTAACTCAAGTATCTTATGTAGCTGCTGATGCAACTGCTGCTGCACAACAAGTTACTTACATCGGTTTTGACGAAGTTAACGATTTCAAATCACCTGCATTTGCTTGTGACGAAGAATACGTATTGACTTTGAAGATTGATGAGTACTGGTCTAAAGGTGTATTCCAACCTTTGATTCAAGAGTCAGTTCGTGTTAAAACTGTAAGCTGCACAGAGTGTGGTGGTGGTTGTGATGCTTTGAACTGCTATGACTACATGCAAGAATTGACAAGACAGGTAAATGCTAACCCATTGTTGAACAAGTATGTATTAGCTACTCACGTATTTAAAGGCACTGCTCCTACTTTCAAGTACACTTTGACTGTTCCTGATACCTTCGGTTCTGGTGCTGCTGCAACTTACATCACTTCAACTTTGCAACCTTACTACCCATCAGGTACCTACGGTACTATCACCTTGACTGCTGATGCTGACGGTGCTGATGACGCAAACTTGACTGGTAACACTATGTTTGAGATTGCAACTCCTGTAATTACAAACGTAAACGACATGCCTACTTTCAACGGTATTGCGTGGGAAAGACAATCAGTAACTGCTGGTTCTGTAACCGCTTGTGGTATCAAATTGGAAGGTAAAGCTTTGGATGCTTTCGGTAACGCTTGTGTTCCTGATGCAGTTCCTTACGTATTCAACTTGGTTAAGTTCCAAGCTAAAGTACATAAAGGTCCTTTCAACTCTCAAGACTTTGACATCGATGATGTACAAACTCCTTGGTTTGTTACCACCACTCAAAACATTCGTTATGCGATTGGTCAAGGTTCAGCTATGGCTGAAATGGAGCGTCATTACTTCCGTAATAACTTGCCTAACGTAGCTGAGTCTGTTTACTATTGGAATCCAATTTACAACGAAGATGTAAACCAATTCTTGTTCGTAAACAGTACTTTGTTGTACAACGTACTTTCTATTAAATTCTTGGACGATGCTCCTGTAGGATTTGAGAAGAAGTCTACTAATAGCCATGAAGTCTTGGTTATGGTTGATACAACTAACGAAACTGCTAATGGTGTTATTGGAACTGCCAACGTATTGGCTTTCTTTAACTATTTCGCTGCCTAATTATTAAATAACGGGGGGACTGATACTCCCCCCTTTTTAACTTTTTAAAAACAAAAAAAATGGCAAAAGATATTATCCTAAAAACAGGAACTTACCTTCAAGTAGTAACTAACAAAGACATTGCTAGTGGTAAGATTCCAGGTGCTTCTTTAGAAAAGTTCGTTGTGAACTTACTTAAGAGTCCTACATGTTGCGTTAAGTATGTGGCTTTAAGTAAAGCTAACTATACTCAAGCAACTTCATTAACTACTACAGTAGCAACAACTACACCTGCTGGAGAAATTACTCCATTCAGTGCTGTAACTACTGGAATTGGTTTAGCAGAAACTGGATTTACTGTAAACAATCCTTTTGTTACTGTTGACTCAGTTGTTTTGGCTAACGTTACTGACTACTCTGTTGCTCACGGAACCAATGGTCTTCCACAAGTAATTGTAGATGACATTGCTGCAGGTTCTTTTAAATTAATTATAGTAAACGGAGGAGCTAACGCTCTCAACGGTACTATAAAAATTGGGTACTCAATTTTCTAATTAAATGGGGAGAGCAATCTCCCCTTTTATTAAACATCACATGGCTAACTTACAAAGAAATATAGAAGTTTTAAAAGCTAAGGATTGTGCATATTTGTCAATCCTAGATACCTCGTACTATCCTGAAACTTTAGACGAGGCAAACATTCAAATTACTGCACCTGGTTATGATACTCCATTTGAATTTCCTTTTATTTTAAATGAAGTAAACATTTATAATTCATACACTTTTGGGTTTACGACTAGTGCAACGGCAGATTTTGTAGAATTGCCAGATGGTTTATACACTTTGAATTTGACTACTTGCCCTGATACAGGAGTATGTACAAGATATCATTTACGTACTTGTAGGATTGATTGTAGACTTGCAGTACAATGGGCTAAGTACGCACAAGATTGTGAAGATGAAAAGATTCTTTACTTCCTTGATAAGATAGAGTTTCTGTTGAGGGGTGCAGAAGCTAATGCAGATTTATGTAACCCTGACAAAGCAATTGACCTTTATAGAAAAGCAGATGACCTACTTAGAAGATTTGAACTTGACTGTTAAGGAAAAACTTGCTAAAGCTGCTGTTAAAGAAATGCAGCATATTAAGTACTTGACAAAACCTTACTACAAAAAATCTAGAAAGTATATGCGCTTTTTGAAACTAGCTCATTGCTTGGATTGCGTAGACACGAATAACCTTAAAATTAAACTATAACTAATCACAAAATGGCACATAAAGCATATAAACCTTGCTGCGAACCTAACAACTGTGGGGAAATTATTCCTTCTAAGTGTGTTAAGTATACTGGGACTCCTACTACAAATGGTCCTATTGATACTGAGTTTACTTGTACTCCGTATCTAAATGACGTTATTAATCTATTTGATGACAACTTTAAAGACATTATCGAGAAAATTGGTATCAGTAAAACTGCACTTGATAGTGCTAACTCATCTTGTGGTCTTAACTTGGTTAATACTGGTTCTCTTACGACATATACAGTTAACGATACTCGCTACGTTCAAAGTGAAGTAGTAGTGCAGCTTTTAAATGTGGTTTGTGCTTTACAAAAACAAGTCAATTATCTTAAGAATGAAAATGCTACTACTGATAGTGGCAATGTTTTTTGGATGGATTTGCCTTTAGACCAAGATTTTAAAACTTGGTTAAGTATAAATGGACAATGTATTTTAACTGAACCTTGTGTACCTGCAGGTGGAATTACAACTTTGCGTGGGTTACTTCAAGCTATGATAACTAAAATTTGTAATCCTTAATAATTAAACTATAATGAGTACTTGTCTTGACTGTTACGGCACTAATATAATTGAACCTTGTGAAGAGGTAGGATGTCTTTCCACAAATTATGGAAAGTGCATAACCTATTCTGGCGCTGGTTTATTTTGTTCACTAGGCCCAATTAATACCTTTACCTTTTCAGGTACTGCGGTTTCCATTGTAAGCCCTGTTACGCTAGTACTAGCTGCTACAGGGGGTACTGGTTCTGGAGCTACTTTTAGTGTAACTCGTGGACCTTCTTCAACTAATTACAGTGTTGTTATTGTAAACAAAGGAAGTGGATACGCTGTAGGAGATACTTTGACTATTGCAGGTGCTTCTTTAGGAGGAGCTACTCCAGCAAATAACTTAAGCATTAGTGTTGCAACCTTGTCTGCAATTATTGATACAACATACACAATGGATGCTGCTATCAAGAACTTGCATGATCGTATCTGTAACTTAACTCCATCTGGTCTTTTATACAGTGGATTTAACTTTAGTTGTTTAAGAGCTGCAGGTAACTTAGAATCAGTAGGTGCTGCAATTACAACAGCACAAGGATTTGCAGAAAGTTCTTCGGCTGCTTTATGTGCTTTGAATACACGTTTAAAAGCAGTAGAAACTCCTACATTTACTGTGCCTGCTTGTGTAACAGGATTAACCTCTGGAGTATCTACTCTAGGAGCTATTCTTACTGAGTATGGTTCTAAACTTTGTGCTATCGTAAGTGGCTCAGGAGGTATTACAATTACAGGAGTTACAGTTCCTGGGTCTTGTACTATGACTGCACAACCTTCAGCAACTGCTGCTATTGGTACTTGGTTTGACTGGGTAGTGGACAACATGTGTTCAATCACTACGGGGTTAAACGCAGCAATTACTTCAACGAATTCAAACGTAAGTACTATCACTACTTTTTTAGGAAGTACAGTTAAATTTAATAATAGTGCCAACTGCTTAACTGCTTTGGGGGGTACAGCAACTGATTCTGCTCATGCTACTATTGGCTACTTAACTACCAAGGTATGTGCAGTAGACACAACAGTTACTGCTATACCTGCTTACATTAAGACTGATAGTGTAGCACTTAACTGGGTGGGTTGTTTTGGTTCTGCTCCGTATAGTTACACAAACACAGGAGCAAGTATTCAAACGCAACTGCAACGTATCGTAGCGGTATTGAATGCAGAAAAGACTGCATACTCTGGAGACTTTGTAGTAACTACTGCAGGTTGTGGTTCTAAGATTGTTTCTTTAGCTCCTTCTGCTGCTTTTTCTTGTAGTTCTTTGTCTGCGTGTTCTATTGATTCTTTGGGAGATGTAGTAATAACTGCTCCCTCAAATCCTCATGTACTTTACTATAACGGAACTAACTGGATTAATAAGAATATCAATGCATTAGTTACAATGACTAGTGTAGATACTTCTATCACAATCACTCCAACTACAACTGCAGGTAATGTAAACTTTGACTTAAGTGTTGCAGGACTTACTGCCACAAGAAGTAACCTTACTGCAATTGCAGTTACAGGAGCAAACAATACATTTAACGGAGCTTTTCCTACTACTCCTGGAAGTGGTTATGCACAAGTAACTAAACAAGGTAATATTGTATTGGTATCAGGTAGTATTGAGTTGGTTGTAACAAGTGGACTTACATTAGCTTTTGGTGCACCTGTACCTATTGCAACTGTTCCCGTTGGATTCAGACCTTTAGCAGGAACTATTAGTTTTTACTCGAGAGTATTTAAAAAATCAATTGCTCCATACACTGACCCTGATGGTTCTTTTGACGCAAGAATTACTATTGATATAGCAGGTACTGTAAATATAATTCCATACCCCGTATATCCTGCATCAAGTTTAGTACTTTCTGTTGCTGGATCAAAAGTAGAGATATTATTAGGAGCACACTCGTACAGTATCCTACCATAAGACCTTGACAGTTTACTTGGGTTGGTTGTCTGTCAAAACCCCGAATAGAGCCTAGGCAACTAGGCTCTTTTGGTTTAATTAAAAGTAATTGACATTAGTAATACTTTAAATTATATTTGTATAAAAGTAACTCTACATAAACTATGACAATATCAGATATAATATCCAGAATTAAAATTTCTAATAAATTTATTAGTGACGATGATTTCATATCTGATAGGTTTATCTATAATACTCTTAAGAGTAAAGCTAGCGCAGTATTAAGAAGAGAAATTAACCTGCGCAAGTTATTAACTTCTGATAACGTTTATAGTGTTTATGAATGTGTTGAGTTAATTCCTGCACCTGGAGCTGAGTGTGATCTAGGATGCGACATAAGAAGAACTAAGAAAAAACTACCTAAGATTGAAGAAGGTTTGTATTCTTACTTTATTCAAGGTGTATTTAACACATCTAACTCTGAGGAATTATTTCCAACAACCATCCGTGACTTTATTAATCACACACGTTTAAGAGTTAAGACTAACAGATCTTATTACACAATTAGAAATGGGTATCTTTATGTTCTTAACCCAGATGTAGAAGCTGTTAATATGTACGCATATTTTACTGAACCTTTAAACATGAGTCCTTGTGCTAGTATGTATGAACAAGAATTTAAGTTCCCAGAATACTTAATGGATTCTCTATTGGAGTTAACTAATCAAAGCTTTATTAACTACCATAAATTACCTATGGAACCTTTCAGTGATAACAAAGATGACGCAAGCTAAGGAAAAGTTTTCTTTGAAATCAGATGTTAACCCATCTTCCATGCAAGCTTATAAAAAGTTTGTAAAGGAGACAGGTCGTTCTGAAATTTCTTACGAGAAGTTTAGAACAATTATTCTAAAAGTAAATGAAAAGGTATTAGAGAAGGTAATGACGGGACGCTATAAGATAAGATTTCCTAAAATTGGCTTACTGTCGCTTATAAAGGTCACTCCTACTAAACTACTAAAGAAGATAGATTGGGGGCGTTACCATAAAGATGGAGTATATACAACCTTTAAAAACTACCATACGGATGGTATGATGTACCGAATCTTCTTTTATCTTTACGAAAGGAAATACCCACAGTTTGGATTTTACAACTTTAGGCTAAGTAAACCTAATCAAGTTATGTTAGGACAAAAGATTAAAAACAATGAAATACGATAACATTAATTATATAACTTCTGAGCCTTTAATTGCTGAGGTAAAACAAGAACTAAAGTCCTACTTTGAAGCAGGTGCAATAAGTGAAGTACTCATTCCTTCCTTTATTGACCAGGCGTTAAGAAAATTAAAAGTACTAGTACTTCGTCCAGAAGAAGCCGTTATTCGTTTTGAAAACTATAAATCAGAACTACCTCCTGATTTTTATTTACTTGATTATGCTATGTCGTATGAAAGTAGTATATTTTGGGAAACAGGATTACAAACATATTCTGGTTACTGGTATAAAAATATAGAAGCAAGTTGTGAAGGTTGTGGGGATAAAATTGAAACCTTTGAACAAATAAGTGTAGTAAGTCCTGGTTATAAAATTTCTCTAAAAGTTCCTAAGTGGATTAGAGTTTATTTTGATTCTTCTTCCCTGTGTGTAGAGGGTTGCAGTAATTTAAGAGTAGCAAGTGCTGATATTATTAAGATTAATCAACACAAAAAAGTTAGTGCAAACTTTATAGAAGGTTGTGTATATGTACGTTACTTCTCTAGACCTGTTGATGATTATGGTATTCCTATGATTCCTGAAGTTTTAGAAGTAGAAGAATACATCAAATCGTATTTGAAGTATAAATTTTTTGAACAAATGTGGCATTCCGTAATGGATGAGTCTGCAAAACAAGTAACAGATAAACTAACGTATTACAAAAGAGAACAACTTGAAAAGCTTCAAGCTGCTTATAACTATCTAATGACTAAATCAAAACAACAGATAGCTGACTCAATTGTACGTACTCGTAATCGTTTTAGTAAATTCCACATTAGATAATGGAAATTAAAGGTAATCAAAATACCAAAGGTCTGAACCTTGATTCAGTAAATTGGCAGGTAGAAGGAAGCCAGCTTACTTGGGCATTGAACGCAAACATCATGTCCCATGATGGTAATACGTTTACCTATACTAATGAAATGTCTAATCAAATTTGTGTTGACTTTAGTTCATTCAAAAACGGATACAGAATTAATGGTCTACTTAACATAGTAGAACAGAACAAAGTAATTGTATTTTTAGTAGGCCCAGACGGAAAAGGAGAGATAGGAGTAATAACAAATAACGGTTTAGACTGTGTTGAGTTAGATTCTGTTGAGACAGACTGTGGTTGTGTAGGAGGTAAAGTAATTAAAGACACCGTAGTAAAAGCAACTACTACCATAACTTCAAACTCATCTACTTGTTTTTATGGAATTATTTATGAAACTATTGATGATGGTTCTGGAACTAACGTAAGCAATTACGGATTTAATTATGCAGATTGTAACGGTAATAAAGTAAGTGGGAATACAAGCAGTTTAGTTTTTAAAACAGTAGAACAGTGGTATATTGAATTAGGTTATACTAGTTACCCAACTATTAATCCTATTTATTTAAATCAAGTAGTATCTGTAATATGTTATGATTCTATAGCCACTATAGATTATATCAACGAACTAGGAGTTGCTTCAAGTAATGTATCTCCATTACAACATCCTACCCCTTTACTATACGATACACTTCCTTGTGCTAATACAGTCGTTGAAAAAACGTGTTGTGATTATGAACCAATTTTAATTGATGAGTGCTGTCAAGACTGTTGTCAGGATTGTTACACAGTAACTTTAGAAACATTTAATACTTCTATTCCTTTAGGAGGATCTACAGGACAAGTAGTAATTGAGTATACTGATTGTAATGGTATAGTTCGTGGTATCGAAACGCCTAACAATACATTTGAGGGATATGGTTCTTTTAACATGATTAAAGATTCATGGAGAGTTATTCAAAGAGGTAAACCTGGTGTAGACGTACGGATAGTTTCTGAGCAGGTGTTTTCTACTGGTAACTGCACTCCTTGTTTAAATCCTGCCCCTGAAAATTGCTGTTTAAACTTTGACATTGATTATCCTATCTATGCTACTTATAGAGTAGACCAATGTGAGACTAGAGTATATTTTGTACAAAAGAATAATCCTCCTCGTTATCTTTCTCTAGAGTTTCCTCTAAATAGAGACTCTTGTGGGGAAGCACAAGACTGCGGAGGTAAAAAACTTGTAACAAAGAAGACTTGCAAAGAGTTAAACATCTTCCCAGATACTTGCCATCCTAAAGTAACTCCAACTAGAGTTTCTAATGGGGGTCAACTTAAAGCAGGTAACTATCAGTTTTCTATTGCTTATACAGATGATGAAGGTGCTGAGTTGACTGACTACTTTGATTTCTGTCAACCTATTCCAATCTTTGAAAAGAAATTAACTAATCTTACAGACTATCAAACTAACTATGCTATTACAGTACAGATTGATCATAAGGTTAATATCTTTGACTACTTTAACTTAGTAGTTGCAGAAACTATTCAAAATGGAACTACTAATTATCATTTAATCGGTAGATACCGAGTACAGAAACAATACCTTACAGACTCTATTGTTTATACTGGCGAGTATAAATCTAGTTTTAGTTCTATCTCTCCATTAATAAGAACTCCTTATTATAAAAATGGAGGAATTGTTGAGAATCAAAATGACATCTTAATGATTGCTGATTTGGAAAGAGAGTATCAATACAACTTCCAACCATTTGCAAATAAACTTAAGCTACTCTGGGAAACTGTAAAAATGCCTCATGGGGATAAATGGGACTACTCTAATCCTGAAGTAGTGCATATGTTCCGTACCTACCAGCGTGATGAAGTATATGCCTTTGGTATCAAATTTAAATTAAAGACAGGTAAGTATACTGAAGTATTTCATATCCCAGGAAGAGCTAAGAGTGCTGCACTTGGAGATACAACTTCTGTTCCTATTACTAGTACAGATTACTTTATAGAAGATGGGGATTGTTTAGATGTAGCGGCTCCAAAAGAAAAGTGGGAAATTTATAATACAGCAGGGCAAGGACAAACTTTTATTCCAAACAACCCCACTGAACTAGAGAAACAATTCTCTTGTGCTATCTTCAATGATAAGCGGGGTGAGTTTGCATATTGGGAATCAAAAGAACTGTACCCATGTAACGAAGAAATTTGGGATGAGGATGCTTATGGAAATACTCTATCAGGTAAACCTATACGTTTTCATAAATTTCCTGATTCATTAGTATCACATATTCACGATGGTCTATTTAATGCAGGCAATGTATTTCCAAGTTTTGATAAGACAAGTAATATATTTCCTATTGGAGTACGTGTAGATGAAGATGCATTTAACAACTTGTTAAATACTTTAACTATAGCAAACCCAGGTAATCCTAGTATGCCTTTCTATGCAAAAGATCTTATTTGTGGTTTTGAATTAGTGTATGCAACTCGTGTTGGACATAAATCTGTAGTAGCAAAAGGTCTTTTATATGACGTAGGTAAATACAGAACAGATGATGGCAGTAAAGAATACTACTACCCTAACTATCCATTTAATGATATTAACTGGAGAGGAAGTAGTTCTGTATCTGACCCTTATTTACGTACTTCAGGAGATTGGTATAAAAAACAAGATAGAAGAAATAAAAATGAAAATCTTGGTGACTTTAGCCATAATGGATTTGTAGATAACAATATTATAAACTACAAGCACAGCAGATTCACATTCCACTCTCCAGATACTCACTTCTCCTATCCTAAGATTGGTAGTGAACTTAAGTTAGAGACTCTTGAGATTGGTAGTGTAATGGGACACTTTGTAGAGGTAGATGAGCACAGTAAAATAAAATTGTATACTGACAAGATACAAACTGTATCTAACCTTCTTTCTATCCTACTAAACATTAAAGACTACCGTATAATGACTGAAAACTATTTCCAAGACAAGGAAATGTTTGCTCAGTTGATTGAAAGATTTACTCCTAAAGTAAACTTTGCTTGGCAGTATAATGGGGTATCCAAGTATAATGGGTACTTAAGTATTCCAAACTCAGGAGACAAACGTAGAAGTGTTAAGTTTGGTAACTATGCTCCTAGTGAAATTTTGAATTTTGGTCAGGGCGAAAAACCATTCCATAATAGATACAGAGAATCTAGTGTCTATTTATCTTTAAACACAACGTTTAATCATCATCACTCAAATATTATAGATAACTCTAGATACGTAGCGTCAGAGCATAATAAATCTCTACCTACTGACATAGATGATAGTAGAACGACAAGAGCATACTATGGTTCTGTAAAAGTCTATAGACCAAACCAATATGGTCCATTAACAAATTTACGCTACCTCTCTACTGGATACTCAGTAGACATAAACATCAATCCTAATAACGGGTTAGGTCAAATGCAAGAAACATACTATCCTGCATTTGGAGGAGATACATTTATCAATGCCTTTGCTTTAAAACGTAAGCATGCATTTTTCCGTCAAAACTTAGCAGGTAAGCCAGATGATATCCCATTTAACTATTACTTGTTTCCTAACTTAGGATACCCTAGTCACTTTTATGGATACAATGCTGCCGCTCAAGACATAGAAGCAGTTCTAAAAGACCAGTTGGACGACTTTCTTATTTGGGCATTAGTAGCAGCTGGTCTTGCAGGAGCCGCAGCTATATTTGGAGATGGTATTGCTGTAGGAGAAATAGCATTTGCTGCTTTAACTACAGGGTTTAAGTTAGCTACTTTAAATGTAGTATCCGACTTATTGGCTTCTACTAAACCTTATGTATTTTTAGATCAAGATGAAACATTTGCAAACACTTGGTTAAGTATTGGAGTAGGTGGAACATACTTCTATTATAAGGGTATGATTTATTTATTCTCTTACGGTCTTCCTATTTTCTTTGTTGAGTCTGACGTAAACGTAGATTTCCGTCATGGAAGAAATGACAAAGAAGAAAATTTCTATGGGGCTAAAGAACTTGGAGAAGTTCCTGACGCATGGTTGCAAGAAGTAAACGTACCTATCAAGTACGATAACTTCTATTTTTATAACTCTACTTACTCCGCTCAAAATGTAATTAACCCTAATTTCCCTTACAATGAAAATTACCCAGAACTTTATTGCGAAACTGACCTATACAATAGAGTAGTGTATTCAGATGCAGCAGGTAGATATGGTAAAGGGGATCCTTGGTTAAACTTTAGAAGAGGTAACTTCTACGACTTTCCTAAAACTCATGGTAGGTTAATAGCTTTAAATGGAGTAGAGAATGGAAAAGTATATGCTCGTTTTGAAAACAACACTAAAGTCTACAATGCTATAATCACACTAGACAGTAACAATCCAATTGCTATGGAGATTGGAGATGCTAGTATGTTTAAACAAAAGCCTATTGAGATGTCTACTGCAGACATTGGATATTTAGGTACACAGCATAAAGCTTTTATAAAGACAACGCATGGTGGATTCTGGGTAGACGCTCGTAGAGGACATGTGTACCAAGTAACTAGTGGGGGTATTGATGAGATTTCTTTAAAAGGTTCTATGCAGTGGTTTAAAGAACATCTTCCATTTAAGATTCTTAAAGACTTCCCTGACTTTCCAGTAGATAACAACTACAAAGGAATTGGTATTACTATGGGTTGGGATGAACGTTTCCATAGAATGTTCTTAACTAAACTTGATTATCGGGTAAAAGAACAATACAGAGGATTAGTTACCTATGAAAATAAAAGGTTCTTCTACAATGATACTGAAATTGAGTTTGCTGATTTAACTTATTTTGAGAATCACTCATACACAATTTCTTATAGTGTGTTATTGAAATCTTGGATTTCTTTCCACTCTTTCTTACCTAACGCTTATGTCTCTTTTATTGATCACTTTCAGACAGTAACACAGACAGGCACTTGGAATCATAACTTATCTCCTCTTACTTATCAGACTTACTATAATCGTTTTTACCCTTATGTTATTGAGTATGCTGTAAACAATGCTCCCAATACTCATATGGTAAACTCAGTTACTTATAATCAAGATATTCATAAGTACTATAATAGAAACGATTACTATTCACTAGGCTCTTACAATGATAAGAACACACCTAACTTTACTAAAGCTATAGTTTATAACAAAGAGCAGACTTCAGGATTAGTTAACTTAATTGCACAGATTCCGAATGATGCTCGTCAACGTTTGTTATACCCAAGGGTAAGTAGATTTGGAACAGAAGTTCTTTTGACTAAAAAAGATCTTAAGAATAACTTTAATGGATTCTGGGATGCTACTAATAACAAAGAAAATTTCCAAACTTTATTCAGTACTAAATGGGAAGATTTAAGTGCAGACTACCCTATTGATAAAGTAGTAAATCCAAAAGCTGTTATAACTACAACTAGACTTTCAGGCAAACAAAAGATTCGTTCTACGTTCTGTAAGATTAGACTTATTCAAGATAAGTTTAATCGTTATAAGTTCATTAACAACTTACAATTAACCCAAACCACAAACTCCATAACATGACACCAGAAGTAATTAGCTCAGTAAAACCCGAAGTGGTTTTAGGGCAGATGTTCCAGTCTAGAGATATGATGCACATTGCACATTTTCAAACTACATCTTACGCACAGCACACTACCTTACAAAAGTATTACGAAGGAATTCTAGAACTTGCAGACGAGATAACAGAAGTATACTTTGGTTGTCTAGGAAAAAGGTTAAACTTTAAAATCCCTTCTGCTGATTATATGAATCCTGAGACACACTTAAAGCAGTTTAAGGAGTACATAAAAAAGCATAGAACTGTTTTTGGTTCTGATAGAACAGATGTACAAAATCTTATAGATGAGTTAATCGCTTTAATCAATAAGACATTATATTTGCTTAGCTTAACTTAATTATTAGTATTATGAATAACTCTAGTCTAAAAGATATGTACTATGCCAAAAAAGGTATGGTAATGAAAAAAGGCGGTAAGTGGATACAAAAAGCTGTTTCTAAAAATCCAGGTTCTTTTACTGCACAAGCTAAACGTGCTGGTATGACTACAAGTGCATTCAGAGAAAAAGTATTATCTAATAAAGAAAAGTTTTCATCAACTACAGTAAAGAGAGCTAACCTAGCTAAAACTTTATCTAAAATGAAAAAGTAATGAAGTCATCTCTATTTGAACACTACAAAAAAAAGTATGCTATAGGAGGTAAAACTCCCGTACGTAAAACTGGTATGTGGTATCAGAATGGTGACGTAGTTGTTCCTTCTAGTGAGATTACCATGAAGGGTCCTAACGGAGAAAAGGATTATTTTGATTCTCCTATAATGGGTATTGGTATGCTTTCAGGAGACACTCAAGTAATGCAGCCTGGACAAGACTATTCATTCCCCAATGACAATGCAGTTTATGAAAAGAAAATGCAAATAGGAGCTAAAGTAAAGAATGAAAACATGACTCCTGAACAGCAAGCACGTTTTAATTCTTACCTAAAAAGTTCAGATTCCAGAAATATAAAAACTCCTGAATGGTTAGAATTATCTTCAGGTGCTACTAACTATGCTCGTAGATTAAATCGGATGAGTCAACAAGAACTCATAGGTATGCCTGGTGATATTTCTCAAAATGTAAATAATGCTTTTAGACAAGGTATTGATTACTCTCTTAATGTTCCCACAAGTGCAGGTCAATTTAGTACCGAAGGTTCTTATAACCCATTTGGCGAGAACACAGTACAAGACATGTATAGTGGATTAACCTACACAAAAAACTTACCAAAAGGTTCTATTAGAATTAGTCCTGAAGAACAAAAGTTAACTTATAGAGGAAAAAAAGGAAACGTAAGTTATAAGAAAAAGATGTCTGACGAAGAACAAATATCTGAACTAGCTTTTAACTTAAATTTTTTACCAGAAAGTCTTAGCATTTATGGAGGAGGCAAAACATCTAACGGTCTTCTTTCTGCCACAGGTAAGGATCCTAAATTTCAAGTAAACGATAACTACAATATCAACGCAGGTGTTCGAGGCGATATAGGTCCTTTGTCTTATGATGTAAGTGGTAACTATAATCCTGAAACAGGTTATCGTTATAATGCAGATGCACAGTTATCTCTACTTAAAGATAGATTACAGTTATCAGGTAATGTCGAAGGAAGTCAAGAACTAGGGTTAGAGTCTATATCTGCAGAAGCAAGAGCTAAAATATTAAAGAACTTAAATGTAAAAGCTGGCTACAGACAAAGTGGCAATAACCCAAGTTCTTATAATATTGGTTTAAGTTACAACAAAGCTTTTGGACAAGGAGGTATGTCCATACCAGGAGTTAATGGAAGTGTTATAGCTTCTGCACCAATGACTTTACAGAAGCAGTATAAAAATAAAAATAAGAAATGAAAAAACAGATGATAAAACGGGCTGATGGTTCATATTCACAAAGAGGTCTTTGGGATAACATCCGTGCAAATCGTGGTAGTGGTAAGAAACCTACTGCTCAGATGCTTAAACAAGAACGTAAGATTAAATCTAACATGGCTGAGGGAGGTGTAAACAATCCTGGATTCCAAGCATTGCCAGGATACGTTCAAGCTAAAATTAGAGCTAATATGCAAGAGGGAGGAATGACAGGTTCCCCTATTGTAGATATGATTAATAATCAATCTCAGATGCCTATGATGCAAATGGGAGGAAATATGCCTCAAACTAGTGCAGGTCGTTCTGTACTTCAAGAAGCTATGGCAATGAGTACAATGCAGATGGGAGGTAAAATGCCTGCTGATATTGCACGTGCTCGTTTTATGGCTGCTGCTAATGGTGATGCCTCTAAAGCAAAAGAAACTGCTTCTAAGTATGGATACAAAATGCAAAATGGTGCTTTGAACTTAATGGGAGTTCCTAACATGAATGCAGGCACACCAGGGTTTGATTTTGCAAAAGCTTCTGCATATGCCACTGCACCTAAAGAAGAAGTTCCTACTGATATAGAGAGAATGCAAGCTGTAGACATTAAAAAGAAACGTTCTTTTATGGATAGAGTAAAAGGCAATGTAAGAAGGGCAGGAAGAGCTGTTGGATTAGGTAGCCCTGTTCCTAAGACAGACTCTCAGCAAGTAATGGATGAAGTGATTGGTCAAGTTAGAGCAGACGAACAAGCACGTATAAAATCTAACGCACCTACTACTGCCGAGACAAGTAGAACTGCATTTAATAAAATTAAATCTGGCGATGTGTCAATGAAAAATATAGGTGACTATATGGAAGGTTTTGGTACTTATTTAAATGCAAGTAGCGACAGAAATGTAGTAACTGATTTATTTGATATTACGGCAACAGGAGCAGCAGCAGTTGGTGCTGGTAATGCAGCAAATAATATTCTACAAACTAAACAAGCTGCACAACTAGCAATGCAATCTCCTGTTGGTAAAGCATTAGATTTAGTAAACCCACTTAGTATTGGAGCTAATTTAGTTTCAGGTACTGCAGATGCAATGGGAGAATTATCTGAAGGTAATTATGGAGAAGCTACTGGAGTTGCTGCTAAGACAGCAGCACTTGCTGCTTTAAAAGGTAAAGCAGGAAATGTATCTAAAAATGCCCTAGGCAGAACAGCTAGTGCTATAAATAGAACTAAAGTAGGAAGTGCTGCAAGTAACGCTATTGGTTCTGCTACTAGACATGGAGTAGGACATCAACTTGAGCATGCAGGACAACACATGTTACTCTCTCCTCTCCTAGCACATAAGAATGGAGGTACTATCCAAGATATGTACTATATGAAGAAGGGTGGACAGTTCCCAGACCGTTATAAGAAGATGGGATTTAGCGGAGTAGACAAACCTAAAAGAACTACAAGCGGAGGTAAGAGTCATGCAGTAGTTACTAAGGTTGATGGCAATTATAAATTAATTCGTTTTGGTCAAGCAGGTGTAACAGGAGATAGAACTAATACTAAGCGAGCAGCATCTTTTAAATCACGTCACGCAAAGAATATAGCTAAAGGTAAATCTTCAGCTGCATACTGGGCTAATAAAGTAAAATGGTAATATGGCAACTAAAAAAACAACCAAAGTAGTTTCTAACTCTGCTTCATTTAAAGAGAAGTCTAAAGTTAGTCGCCCTGGAGTTCATGCTAAAACTAAATCTTCTAAGTTAAAGCAGAGTAAGAACTATCAGAAAGCTTCGAGGGGTCAAGGTTAGTATACTCTTGATTTTTATTGTTAATAGAGTATATTTGTATTTAAACTTTTTAAGTGCAAGTATATTTAACTTACAAAGTTAATTAATATTTAAAGTTAATGAATACTGGAAAAAATAGAGTTAAAGGATTAAAGACTGAGCTTTTTAAGAAAAAGTATCAGACTAACCCTGTAGTAAATAACCCAACGAATCAGTTAGAGGGTAGGACTTTGTCAGACATGGTTACTGACAAAACTAAAGAATTTGAAGAAAAGTTAGCAACTCAACAAGCATACTTTAGTAGATACCCTTTAAAAATAAACAGTCCTAAGAAATATACTCCAGAAGAAATTAAGGCAATGCGTGAAGCATTTCCAATGTCTTCAGATGATTTTCAAACAGCTAATAGTTATGGGATTACAGGAATTCCTGATTTAATGCAAGGGCAAGATGTTAACGATATTCGTACTCAAGATCAGATATTAGGACAAACTGAACTCCTCACTTCTACTCCAAAGTCACTCCAAAATTTCCAAGACCCTAACTTCAATGAAAGAGTAAAGGCAGCCTCAGAAGAATCTCTTAACGCTAAACCTAGTTCTGATAGTAATTGGAAAGATATGTTTCGTGATACTGATTGGAGAAATGTAATTCGCACAGGTACAGGGCTTGTTTCTGCTACAAAAGGAATTTATGATGATGTCCAAACAAGAGGAGACATAAACCAACGTATTCAAAATTTAAATGACCGTCCTCGTTATATGCCTAACGAATATGAGTATATGGGAAGACCAGGAAGCCAGAGTGTAATTTATGCTAAAGATGGTGCTATGATTCGTAGAGGCACAGAGTCAGGTGCAGAGGAAGCAGAGCTAGAACGTGGTGAAATGTTTATGTTGCCTAACATGGATAGTTATGTAGTAGGAGGAAAGAAGCACTCACAAGGTGGAGAAGACTTTGTTTTGCCTGAAGGCACTATTGTATTCTCTGACCACTTAAAAGTTCCAGGATTAAAAAATACTTTTGCACAAGAAGCAAAAAAGTTTGATATAACTAAATACAAGGATACCCTTGAGAATCCCCATAGCAAGTCTGTAGATAGAACTACTGCTGAGGTTATGATGGATAGGAATATGAAAAAGCTCCAAGAGTTATTTCAGATTCAACAAGGTATTAATGGTGACTCTAATGGAGAGATGGAAGCTGAAGGTATTAAAAAAGGACAAAAAGGTTTAGTTAGTGTAGGATCCGTAGTTGCAGCAAACCAACCTCAAACTGCTTCTATGGCTCTCACTCCTGAGCAACAAAAAGAATACTATCATAATCAAGGGATGTTTGATAACCCTAGCTATACATATGAAAATCGAGTAAAAAAAGCTTTTCCTGAAAAGTTTTCAAGTTGGAAAGAACAAGACTTGAGTATTGTAGCAGATGAGGCTGATGCATTAACTAAACAGATACAAGATAGAGTTCAAGCTGCAGAAAATAATAGAGTAGCAGCACAAGCAAACCCTAATCCCTCTGGTACTTTAGGAGCAAACCCAGTAACAGTAGCAAATAGTGCAACCGAACAAGTTAATAAAACGGCTGACCCTAGTGCTGCAGGAACTGTAACCAATTCAAATGCAACAGATCCTTCTTCAATGCATTACAAAACTTTACCTAATGGTAAAAAAGTATTTGTAGAAGGTCAAGGAGAATTTAAAGGAAAAAGTTATAGAGACCAGTACGGAGGAGATGTATTTAACTTAGTTAGAAACAGATTAAATGAATACGGAGAAACTTTAAACCCTACTCTTTTATCTGCTTACCAACTACAGATTAAGGATAAGAATTTAATGGTAAAAGACTCTAACCAACTTGTAGATATTATGGAATCAGGAAACCATTCTTTAGATTCTATGAGACAATTCTACAAAGGTATTGGCATGGAGGATGCTTTGTTTAATCCTGAGTTAGACAGATCTAAAGATGGTAATGAAAGTCAAAAGAAAACAGCTCAATTATTTGCAGACTATGTTAAAAGTCCTCAGTACCTAGCGGATGTTAAAGCAGGTAAAGCGTCTCCTTATATTCCTTGGTTAAAGACTCAACCAAAAGAAGTTAAAAATGCTAAAGGAGAAGTAACAGGATATACTTTAGACGCTCCTGAGATGAGTCAGGAGTTTACTCAAAAATATCAAGCAGCTTACAAAGCTTTTGGGGCAGTTAAACAAACACAGAAAGGAAAGTCCACAGACATGCTGAAAGGTTTTAGGATTGCTCCTGAAGGACTTTCGGATCACATGTGGATGGGACTTCCTATATCTCCTGTAGATGAATGGGGAGGTAATACAACAATTGGGCAGATTAGTGCTTTTGAAGATGAAGAACCTAAAAAACCTACAAAACCTCCAGGAACTCCAGTAAAAACTACTGATAATGGAAATACTTATAATACTCAATTAGAAAATGCTACTATGGGTAAGTATACTCCTGAAGGATTTGATTATCCTCAGTTAGCTCCAGAGATTTATGGAGCAGCGGCTAGTCAAATGTTTGCTTATGCTCCTATGGATTACAATGCTCCATATGTAATGCCTCAGACTTTGAATATTCAACCTCAACTTCAAGATGTAGATAGTTCATATATGGCTGCACTTAATGCAGGGGCTGATCCTAACAGTGCATTGATTGCTACGTTAGGTGCTAAACAAAAACTATACTCAGAGAAACAAAACTTTGACGGACAACAAAGAGCACAAGTTGATCAAATAAATGCAAGTGCTAGGTGGCAAGAGGATGTTCAGGATATGCAGTCTTTAGACAAAGTATACAATACTTTGATTGCAGGTGCTGACGATGCTGTTACAGCACAACGCCAAGCCCTAGTAAAATCTGCATCTGATAAACGTGCAGTTTGGAAAATGGAAGAAGCTAGAAAACAATTCTGGTATAACAATTTTGTTAAGAGCTTTGACTATGACCCTAAGACACGTTCTATGACTGTTAAAAAAGATGCAAGTAAAGAATTTGTTAATCAACTTAGTGCAGCTTACGGCAATGATTTTTCAATTCCAGAAGTAGATGAAACCGCCACTGCTACTTCAAATACTACAACAATAAATAATTAAACTATGGCTATTTCAGCACAACATACTCAATTTGTAACTAGCCCTTATATAAACGCACTTCCTGCTGAAGACCTTATCAAGGTTGCTTTAAAAAAGCAGGAGATGTATGATGAAGGTAAAAAACAAATTAAACAGAATCTAGATAACTATGGTAAGTTACGTAGTAATATCATTAATGAAAATGAACGTAACTACTTTGACCAAGAGTTAAATAAAATGGTAAAGAACGTTCAGCAAAATGCTGGATTGGATTTTTCTAACATGTCAAATGTAGAAGCTGTAATTAACTTAGGTAAGCCTTTTGAAAACGACAACTACATTAAGACTGCTCTTGATAATGGAACAGAATATCAGCGTCGTCAAAAAGAATTAGCATCTGTACCTAAAGATAAAAGGAATGCAGACAATGATTTAATTTATATGTACGATATCCAAAAACACATTGAAGGGGGAGGACTTGGACAAAAGTTACAAAAAAATACAAGTTACACTCAGTATGTTGATATCAAAAAGAAATTAGCGGATATCGAAAAAGACGTACAAGGTGAGATGTCTACTATATATCGTCAAGGTCCTGCAGGGTACATTGAGAAAGTAGACATAGAAAGAAAAACTAGAGAGCAGATTGCTGCTCGTATTTCTCAAAGTCTTACACCAGATGAACAGGCGCAGATTCAAGTGCATGCACAAGCTCAAATGTATCGTATGGGTAGTGATGTTGTTTACCAAACTTGGGTAGGAGCAAACAAAGAAGAAGCGTTAATGGCTGAACAAGAATCCAAAAAAGCAATGTATGCTTTAGGAGATTTGCGAAAGGTTAAGAATCCCACAGCTCAACAACTTTCAGATATTCGAAATGCTGAAAGAGTTATTAAAGAAGCTCAAGACATTAAAGCTGCTACTAAAGCTAACATTGATATGGATCCTGATCAGTTTGATATGGGAGAGTATCTTCCTTTCTTTACCAATAGATTTATTTCTGGTATTGCAGGAAACCAAGTTAAAGAGGTAATTAAGACTGACTTAAAAGAAGATAAAGTTTATTTAAAGAACATGGAGCATCGTCAAACAATGTCAGAGATTTATGCAAGAGGTGCTGAGGACAGAAAAAATGCTCAGTTTGAAAATGAACTTGAGTACACAACACAAAGTGGAGCATCTACTAATCTTCTTAAAGGTATTAGTAAAGTAGTAACTAATGTTACTGGTACTACTGGTTCTGATAGAGTAAATAGTATGATTGCCCAAATTAATGCTAACACTAAATTAGGTGTTACTGTTAAAGAAAGAATGACAAGTCAGTTAGAAACTTTAAAAAGAACTTACCAATACGCTGAGGCTAATAAAGATAAAGGATATGTGGTTAGCATTAATCGTAGTTTAGGCAATGGTTATGTAACTAGTGTAGAAGATTTCTTGTCATCTGATCCTGTTCAACTTATTGAAAGTGGAGTTGCTAGTTCTATTGAAGTACGTGCTAAAACAGGAGGTACTGGTAAGTCAGGCAACAAGACCCCTGAACAGATAGAAGCTGAAGAAGGTGCAAAGACAAGAGGAGAATTAAATGCAAAAGCTAAATTCTTTGAAACCAATCCAGAGTTAGGTAAAATGCTTTTTGGTAAAACTGGTACTGCTGGTGGAGGAGGTGAAAAAACACCGACTGCAGAAGATTTAAAGAAGACAGCTGAAGCAATCAAAAAGAAAACTGACAGCTAATGATTTCTCCAGGAACTATACGAGCAGCATCCTTAGTTAGTAAGGGTGTTTCTCCCGAAGCGGCTTTAAGAACCGCTAATAATATTGATATCTATACTGAGAATAGAAGAAGTTTTTTGGCTTCTAATCCTACTACAAATCAAGTTACTCCTAATACAAGTATTAATGGTAGTAGCACTAGTGCAATTCCAAGTACAGTAGTAAATACTCCAACACCTAGCCCAATGGCTAAAGGAGTATCTCTAGGTAACATAAACTCTTCTCTTAGTAACGTAGCAGTTAAAGCTAGTAAAGATTTTACAAAAGACGAATCAGATGCCATAAGTAAGTTAGCTGCTAGTGTAGAAAATCCTATTAAAAAGAAAGCAATTGTTTTTGGAGACCCTACAGCTTTAATAGATGATCAAGCAACTTCTGAGGGGTTAGCTAAACTTAGTCCAAAACAATTAGGACAATTAGGAGCAAATCTTCAATCTACTTTACACCAAAACTATATTGATAATCTTCCTACTGCTTCAAGTAAACTTAATTTTGTTCCTGATCAATACAAGAATAAGAACTATGAGAAAGAATTAATCAAGAACTTAGATAAGTTATACATTGATTATAACAGTGGTTTGATGGATTCTCCTACAGTTGCAGGTTTGATGAAGGCAGAGCACACTAAAAGATTAAGTAGTTACCAAGGACTTGTTAAAGGATTTACAACTTCAAAAGATTTTAATGGGCTGTCAAAGAGCTATGAAGGTTTAATTAGTGAACTAGATCTTCAAGATAAAAATGCTACTGATGAATTTGAGAATGCACAAAGACAATACAATCGAGGTAAGTCAGATATAAAACAAACTTCTTTAACTGTAGGGCAAGGTTCTCAAGATTACCAAAGAAACAAGAATAAATACAAAGCACTAAAAGAAGAACTATCTAGCGTATATAATAAAAGAGCTAATGCTATGTTAGCTAATGAAGTTTTAGACATAATTGATACTAGATATAAAGAAGCTTCAAAGGTTAATCCACAGTTATCTAAAGAAAAGTTTTTTGAGCAACAGCAAAAACAATATGGATTAGATAAGAGTGCATTTGGACTTGGTCAGATATTAGTAGAATCAGGAAGATTTGAAAGCTATCAAGACTATATTCGTTTCACTAATCCTACTAAATATTCCAAAAAGTCAACTACGGCAGGAAGAGAACAAGGCTTTACTTTAGAAGATCCTTTTGTAAAAAATAACACAGAAGCTTTAGACCTTAGTAGATCTTATGAAGGAATGTCTAACGTACAAGGGTACGACCAAACTAGAAATAGAGAAACAGGTAGCTATAAATATAACGATACTAAAGATGATCTTATTTTTACTGGTATCAAATTCGCTCAATCAATTTCAGAGGAATTAGATAATAGAACTATCAAGTCTATTAAAGAACGTGAGCAGTTAAAGTTACAGTACAATAAAAAAGAGATGCTTGGTACATCTACTAAAGAAGATAAACAACAATATGAAACTCGACTAGCAGAGTTAGATAGTCAAGTAGAGTATAGTGATTCTTTTAGCAAAACAATTCCAGAAGTATACAAGTACGACAAAATAAAAAACAACGGTCTTATAAAAAGTTTTGCAGAGGATCGCAGACTGTTTTTAGATCAACAAAAGAATTGGAATGATCTAAAGAATGCCCCCGTACAAACTGCTTGGTATCAAGATGTTGCTTTAAGTATGATGGTAGGCAATTTTGGTAAAACTCAAACAGGAGCTTACTGGAAAGAACTTGGAAATAGAGTGTGGGGAAAAGCATTAGGCATGGGTGCTGACATTGCAAAGTTTACTGACCAAACAATATTAAATGAAACCTTAGGAGTACCTAAGAGTGCTAGTTATAACGATAGGAATCAATTCTACAATTACATGAGGCAACGTTTAGATGTTCCTGAAGTAATTGATGAGAGAGCAAGTTTAATGGCAGGAAAACCAATTACAAGTACAACTATTTTTTGGACAGACCCAGCAGCAAGTTGGTACAATCCTACAGGTTGGAACTTTAGTTGGAAAGGTACTTTAATGACAGGTGCAGAAACTTTACCACAGTTGTATGCTTTTTCTGGAGCAGGTAGAATAGCTCAAAGTTTAGGGGGAGGTGTTTTAAAAGCAGGATTGGCTACTGGTGTTACTACTACACTACTAGGGCAAGCTAATGCTGCCAGGTTTGCGTTGACTTTACAAAAGACAGGTAGCACAGCCGCTGCTTGGGGGAACACATTTAGAAACAGTAACAATGTTTTCTTAAAAGAAGCATTGGCTGATCGTATTCCTTCTGCTTTAGGTATGGCTACAGTAATGTACCCAGAACAATACAACAGAACTTTAGAAAGATTAGAAATGCAAGGTGTGAAGAACGCACGTAGCATTGCTCATAACGTAGCTTTGCTAAGTACAGGTATTGAACTTATTGCTGAAAACTTTGTTCCTAACATCAGATATCTAGATGACTTTGCTGAAAAAGGAACTGGCTTTAAAAGTCTTTTAGGAAAACTAGGAGCAAAAAGTTGGATAGGTGACTTTGACCAATACCGTGCATTATACTCTGGAGTACTTGGAGATAAGTTTTCGGAAAAATCAATTAATTATTTAGCTCGTAACTCTGCAGAACTTTTTGGTAAAGTAGGAGCAGCGGGTAGATTCTATGCATCACGTGGTGCAGAGGAAGGTATAGAAGAAGTATTTTCAGAACTTGTTAATGGTGTAATTGACGCTAAGACTAGTTATGCTAATTACCGACAGGAAGCTCCCAATGAATTAAGTTTTGATAGTATTGTAAATGCTTTTGCTGGAGGATTCTTTGTTCCTTCTGCAGGTGCTAGTAATCAGATGAAAATATACACTGAGAATAAAAAATATTCTGCAATGTATGACATGATGATTAACTCGGATTACTACAAGAACAAAATCAATACAGCATTCAAAGCAGGTGAGATTACTCAGGAACAGGCTACTAACATGTTAAGTAGGGTTCAAGATTTAGTTTCAGTTGCAGATGAGTTTGGTGTACAAAATTTAAAGAGACAGCCTGATGCTGCTAGATTTACTGCTGACTTAGTTAATGATGAGGATAAACAGTTTGATTACTTTAAACAAGTACTTAAAGCAAGAGGCATTGAAGAAAAGCTTGGTAAAGATAATGCTGTTATAAAAGATGAGGAACGTACTGCATTACTTGCTGAATCTGAAGAAGCGACTAAAAGAATTGATAAGTATAAAAGACAAGTTTCAGTATTTGAGAGTATGTCTGATACTCAAAAGACTCAGATAGTTAATGATACTATTGCAGCTAAAGTTCAGACTGCTAAGTTTTCATCTAATAGTCAGATTTTATCTGAGTCTATTGAAAATGCAGATAATCAACTTGCACGTGCTATCCAACAGAAAGCACCAGAGACTCGTATAAGTGCTTTAAAAGAATACCGTAATGCTTTAATACAAGCTTCTGAGGATAGAGCATCTGCAAAACAAGTTGCTTTAGATAGAGGAACTTACAATCCAGTTATCCAAGCTGTTACTTCTACTGGAGAAGCATCTCCTTTAGATTTGTCAGAAATCAAAACAGGAGAAGACGCTATAGATGTAGTAGTGCAATCAATGTTAGATCCTGAAAATGGTATGGATATGTATTATCATATTACAGGTCAGACACAACAAAGTTTAGAGCAAGTAAAACAAGATAAAGAAAACCTTGTTGACAATTTCTTAGATTACTTAGAGCAGACTGAAGCAGGCCCTACTGTCGATAACACAAGAGAAAGTGCACCTACTACTGCTAACACCGCTACTGAAAGAGTTAAATATAAAACTATATCAGATTTGAATGATTCTCAAAAAGATATGTTTGAGGATTTAGCGGAAAGAATAGATGATGAACTGTTAGATCTACAAACAAAAGTAGAGAAGTATGATTCTGTTTTAACTCAAGTTTTACAGCACGGGGCTATTAATGCAAATATGTCACTAGAACAACAGGAGAAGTTTAGTGATTTTATATTTAAAAAGTTTGCAGCAGTTAAAAAAGTTGGCTTTAAAACTAATCAAGACAAAGGTTCAGAGTTATTTGACCTACAAGAGTTTGGTTTATACTTAGGAAGAAATCAAAAAGAAATTGAAAAAGAAATAAATGATATTGATGCGGCAATTACGAAAGAAGAGAATGCTCAGAAAGTTGAACGAGAAGAAGTATCTTTAGATGGTTTAGAGAATGTAGATGCTACTGAAGAACTAAAAGTTCCAGAACTTACTCCAGAAGATATCACTGACTCTTTTACGAGTAACTTAAATCTACTAGAAAATATAGTAGAGCAGCAGCAAGTAGAAGTTGTAGATAACCAGATTACAGGAGAAGTAGATACTTTAGTTGATTTGCCTAGAGAACGTTCTAGGATCATTAGTGCTTTAATAACAGAGATAGCAATGAACCCTGATATCAAAGGAGCTCAAGCTATGATGGCTGCAGTAATGCAAGTCTTAGGTAAATCTAATCAAGAGATTGCAAAGACTTTGGCTCAAATGGGAGAGATAGCAGAAAACAAACCAGTCAATGAATCTGATTATACGCACATGTTTAATCTGTACCAATTGGCTCGTATGACTGAGAATGTTCCTGCAAGTACAGAAGCAGTTGAAAATGCGGCTGAAGATTTAACTGAAGCAGAGCCTGTTGTTGTAGAACCGATTATAGAACCTGTAGTTGAAGTTATTCCAACACCTGTTATTACACCTCCTGCTACAGAGAATCAGAAAGATGAGTTAGCAGATAAGACACAAATATCTTCTACCACTCCTATGTTCAGACCCACTAGTAAAAAAGACTTGGTTAATCTTGTTCATTATGAGATACAAGAATCAATTATTTTTGGATTGAATAAAGAGATTAGAGACAAGAAGGATGTAAACACTGCTATAGTAGATTTATTTACTATGATAGATGAAGTTCTTGGAGAAGAAACTCTTGCAGGTTTAGAAAAAGTTTTTAATGAAGCTGCTAGTTTAGCTGTAGGAGAACAAAGGTTACAAGAGTTACGTGCAGAATTTATGTCTTTGTTTCCAAGTGGATTCTTAAGACAGACTGTACTGGATTATATGTTTGACCAAATTATTGTTAACAAAGTTGCTCAGTCGGATGTTACAGAAAAAGGAAAAGAAAAGTTAGATGCTAGTGATGAAGAATTAATTGCTCTTAATAAAAACAGAGAAGTATCAATTCAAATGGCAGATGGCCGCAAGTTTACTAAAGTTAAAGTAGTAAGTAAAGATGGAGTATTATTGTATGCAATAGAGAAAGGAAAAGAAGATGGCAAAACACTTTGGTTAAAAGTAGATAGAACTAAAGATAAAGTTATTGGACTTAAGTATCCTATCTTAGGAACTCGACCTATTCAATTTAGTGATTTAAATGCTTTGTTGTTTACTGTACTTGATAATAACGGAAATATTCAGAAGTATGGAGAAGATGGTAATAGAAATGAATCAGGAGATAAATCTCTAGCATTTTATTTGCCCACCCCTAAGTATAAAGCAGAACCTACGGAAACGCAGAAACAGTTCAATGGACTAAGACAAAAGATAGTCGCTGGAGACAGAGTAAAAGTAAATGCTCCTGTTAAAGGTATGTCTGTAAGTAAAGGAGTAGTTACTATTGGGCAACCTGATGGCTCTACTATAACTAAGAATACAGACTATGCACTTGAATTTAGTACGGAGAACTTATCTGTAAAAGAACAAACTCCAAGTGAGGCTACTCAATTTACTCAAGCCAAAGAAGCAAAAGTTATAAGTGAGAACATCTCACCAACACAGGCAACAACAATTGCTGCTGTTGAAAAAATGATTGCTGACTCTAAAAAGATTCCTGATCCAAGTAAAGAAGGTTACCTTATTAATGGGAAGCGTTATGAAAGACAATCTAATTTTGTTAAACGAGCATTAGGAGACAGTAATGTTGTTACAGAAGACTCTATCGTTAATATGGAGATGGGTGCAGCTGTAGGTAACTTACTTGATATTATAGGCCGTGACGTACTTGGTGGCAATAAAATAAACTCTTTAGCTGATTACATTAAAGAAGCTGAACGTATGGGCAAATCTCTTAAAGGAGGTACTGGGTATAAGATTAACTTTACTCAAGAACAGTTTGACCAACTATTAGCAGAACTTACAGAAGTTAAGGAGGAATTAAATTCACAAGGGTGGAAGTTGTTTACTGAAGGATTGATTGTACATCGTGAGTTTACTGAAAAAGAAAAACAAGAAACTGGCTATGAAGGTGTAGCTGGAGCAATGGATATCTTAGCAGTAGATCCTGAAGGTAAAGTACACATCATTGACTTTAAGAATAAGAAGTACAGAACTCAAAATAAGTTTACAAGTACTCTGTATAGTTCTAAACAAGGTTATCCTTCTAACGTAAGCAAGTGGTCTATTCAACAAACTACCTACGCTATCTTAGGAGAAGACTTTGGATTACCTGTAGATTCAATTAGTATCTTAGCATTTGCATCCGAGTATGCAGAAGCTAATGGTACAGTTACTATTGGTGGATTAACTCTAGGTAGTAAGAAAGCAGAAGTACTTGACAAGCATAAGAGTCCTGTGTCAACTAGTCTGATTAAACTTGGATTTGATTCTAAGATTATCAAACATATTAAACTGCGTACTGAAAAGCCTTCTAGAGAAATAGCTGTTAAACCTACCGAGGCTACTACTATTGCTGCCGCAGACCAAACAAACTTAGATAAGCTACAAGAGAATTTACCACAAATAGCTTCAGAAAATGCTGAAAACGTTTTTGATGTATTAAATTTGTTAGGTATAGAAATGGATACATTAGGAGTAATTCTTCCAACTGAAGGAAGTACTGACCCTGATGCCCTTAACCCACCCCCATGTTAGTAAAAGATGAACGCCTGTAGTATAAAAGGAACTTCCTACGAAAAAGAGTACAGACAGATTTTGTCTGAACCTGCTATGATATTTGTTTGGAATGCAAACAATGAACAACCTTTAGATAAAAAGAAAGTAGGAAATGAGGTAATAGAAAATCCTCTTTATACTGCTCTACTAAATCACCCAGTAACAAAAGGAGAAAGACAGAATGCACTTAAGTTAGTAGCACAAAGTTTTTTACCTGCATTCACTAGAGAGTATACTCCTAACGAAGAAGGAGACTACTCTTTAGAACAAGTGGTAAGTTATGTAGAGAAGAGACAGAAACAAGCACAAGATCAAAGAGAGCAGCTAAAGTCAAGTATTAACTTGCCAACTAGCATGGCAATTAATATTCCAGATGGTGTTATTAATGAAACTGCTCGCCAAATATTCTTTTCAGAAGAACAGGGACAAGACATCTATGACACACTTCAGTATTTACTAGGAGTAAAAAAGTCATGGGATGGTGTGTACAGTGAGTTAGTAAATCAACGTAATACTATTTTAGGTAGAGTAAAAGCAGGACAACACTTTTCTGAAGACCCTGAGAGATTAGCATACAATGAAATCCTTGTACAAAACTTTGATAAGATTAAGTCTTGGTACGATTCTAAAGAAGGTTTAGTAGGAGAAGCAGAACTTGAGAGTCAGTTTGGAGATTCTGAAGATTGGAAGTCAAAAGATAAATCACAAGCTCAAAGGGCTTCTTCTATTATATTAGGATTAGTTACTTCATTACCTGCATACCGTACTGCTATCCCAGGAGAAATAGATTTTGAAACAGGCGAAGAATATCAACAAGTTACACAAGTTCAAGTTCAATCAACTGTAACAGGACTACCTAAGTCAGGAGACTTCCAAAAGAACTGGAGTTTACTAGGAAGTACATTGTCAGGTATGACTAATTATTCGGACATGTATGAGGCTATTGAAGGTTTATCTAGTAGATATCCTCAGTTTGCTTACTTGTTGAGTAAGATACCGAATGCTAAAATCCCTGGAAGTTTTAAGGATGTTAGACAATTCTTATTGGCTAGTGAATTTAAAAGAGTATTTAGTGTACCTGAAGTTTCTTCTGTAGTAGTAGACGTTACATTAAAAGAAAACGGTAAGATTGCTACAACACAGCAACTAAAAGGATTTCAACCTGTTAGAAATGCAGTAGCTCTTTATGATTCTCAGTACTTTAGTTATAATCAAAAATATTTAGTAAAGGGTTTAGAAGGAAACGAAGTAAATCTAGAAGGAATTATAGAAGACTTTCAAGGTTTATTTAACGACTTAGGAAGTGCTTTGACTAAGAAAGTTCCTATGCAGAACTTTTTATTCCCTGCTCGTCTAGATAAGTTTGTACAGTTTTTACAATCAGTTGGACTAGGGCTTAACAATCAAGAGTATCTTAAAAGTACCAACATTAATGGGACTAAGGAATTTATCCAAGCAAACTTAGATAAGTTAAAAACTATTTACGAGAAGTTAAAGATTGTTAGCATTGCAAATGAGTATTTAACTGATGATGCTAAAATAAAAGTAGATAGACCTCTTTCATTTCTTAGAGATACCATCCAAGAGATTTATGTATCTAAAGGTAAAGTAAGACCTGACGTAGAGGCAGCATTAGAACAAGCTTTTGCAGATAACAAGTTGCGTTATAAAGGAGGTGTTAAACAAGCTATTGGATACTTGGGAATTAAGAAAACTGAAATTAGTCCTTTTATTAACTTCTTTACTCAATACGATGCTGAGTTTAGGCCAAGTTCTTATATGAACGCAGCAGACAAGAAAAAGTTTGTAAGAGGCCCATGGTTTTATTTAACTCAACAAACAAATGTAATTAACTCAGTAAGCAGTTACGATGAGTTAATCAACATACCAGGTTTTGAAAGATTTGATTATCGTAAGAATCCAGATATTCTTGGATCACTTTGGTTACAAAGAATGTTTGGGTTACCTAGAACTAAGAATGCTATAGAAGCAAACCCTCTAGGTACTTATGTACGGAAGAAAGATACGTTAGGTAATCCTATAGAACTTAACATAGCCAATTTTGATGGTATGGAGATTAAAAACTTTGGAGCTAAGTCAGGTAAAACAACTACTGACCAGCATCCAAATGATAAAATCTTCCAAGACTTTGCTAGTTTTTTCCAATCTCTTGAGATGGAAAATATTCGTTTTGGTGACAAGACAGCTGCATTTACAGTTCGTGCTTCTAATCCAATTCTTTCTGAAAAGATATACGTGGCTTTAAATGCTGCGGAACTTATTACTCCTACGGAAAGATTAGAATCAGAAAAAAGTTTAACCGAGTTATTCAATGGTTACTTAGCTTCAGAAGCAACAAGAATCATAAAGCTGATAGAAGAAAAAGGTAGAGGTACAACGTATGACAGATTGGGTAAGAATCTCTTTATCTTTAATGACATTCTTCCTGAAGATACATTAAATAAATTCAAAGACGCTAAAACTAGAGAAGAAGTAATTGCAGCCTACACAGAGGCTACATCAATGATGTCTACTGTTTTACAAGAGTACTTCTCACAAGAGTCTCAGAAGTTAGTAGACAAGCTAGTAGATACCTTTAGTACTTCTGTAAATATTACAACAGGACAAGAGGTAACTCAAGCCCAAAGATTAAAACAAACTGTAGAGAAGTTAAATAAACTTAATCTTATAAGTACACAGTTACTGCCTAGTGAGGTTAGAGATAATCCTCCAAAGATTACAGTAGAAAACTTGCCTTATTTAGCTGAAATCTATTTGAAGAACGGCTTTGTACATAACGTTGAGTTCTTAAAAATGTTTGTTGGGGATTTATCAAATTTTGATAAAACTAATTTAGACGCTCGTGAGATATTCAAACGTATTCCTTTTACTTCTTCTCCTGGTAATGTGTTCTTTTGGGATGAAGCAGCTCAAGAGTTCTTTGATAATGATACAAACCAAGATGCATTAAGTATTGCTTATACAGGAGTTGCTAATAAGTTTAGTCCAATTCTTAAAACAGTTGTCTATAATGATGTAAATACTTTTAGTTCTGAGTCTTATCAGGAGTACAAAGAAGCTTATGATAGTGACGATAGTTGGGATGCTTTAACTGAGGACGAGAAGTCAGAATTTTCTGAATACGCTAATAAACCAAAAGAAGCAGATGCTCAAGGAGTAATTACCCTAGACTCTTACCGTAACTATCTACTAGGAATCAATCGCTGGAGTTCAGAACAAGAACAGGCATATAACAGACAAGTAAGACTAGTAAAAATTAATCAGGAGTTAAATAACAATCCAACAAATGCAGAAGAATTATACAAAGAGAAGAATGAGATTGTTGAGAATTTTGGTTCTGCCTTATTCCCTCCTCTTAAGTTAGGTCACTACGGAGCTATTGTAGAAGACCCTAAGTTAATAGCATTACATAAGTTCTCATTGATTCCTTTGATTCCTAGCGCAATAGAAGGTAAAGCTTTAGAAAAGCAACTTGAGTTAATGTATAGGAACAAAATCAATTACTATACATTCAAGTCAGGTTCTAAGATGGCTCAGTATGGAGAGTCTATTGATTTCTACAAAGAAGTAACTAACGAACAAGGAGAGAAAGTACTTGTAGTAAATGACGCACTAGGAGAAAATAATGTTACATCTATCCACCTTCAGAACTTAAGAGAGCAGCAGTATCAAGCCCCTAAGTTTAAAACTCAAGCTACACTTGCTACTCAGATGATGAAGTTGGTGTTTGGGGACTTCTTTGAGAATGGAGAAATATCTTCTGACTTTAGTGAAGGTACACAAAGACAAATTGAATCCTTGTATGATTCATTTAAAAACAATATTAACGACCTAATTACTTTTGAAACAATTAAACTAGAAAGAAAGTTAGGAATTAGACGTAATGCAGCTAAAGAAATTATAGAAGTAGATCAGTTGCAGATGGCAAGATTTTTTGCCGAGGAGTTAGAAAATAAAGAAGCTCCTGAAGCATTACGTAGATTCATTCAAGTAAACGAAGATGGTACATTTAAGTATCCTCTAGATGCAATCAACAACAGAAATCAATTAGAAAGTCTTGTACTAAATGTAATCAACAATAAAGTTATTTCTCAGAAAATCAATGGGGAGAGTTACATTCAGGTAGCAGGTACAGGGTTTGAGACTAAGCGATATGTTAAACCAACAGCTGAACAGTTAAAAGAGTTTGGTGCTAACGATCTTCAATTCTATACAAGAGACCCTATTACGGGGGAAACTTTACCTATGGAAGTTAAAGTAGGATTCAATGTTAAAAAACATGGAGGCTTACTTAAGTTAGAGTATGGTAAAGGGAAAGTAGAAACTTTAAAACAGTTAAATAAAATCCTAGGATCTAAAGCTCCTTTAGATATTGCTTGGAAAAAGAAGCACATGGATAAGTTAACTATGGTAGGAGTTCGTATTCCTGTGCAAGGTTTCTCTCAAATGGAATATGCAACCATTAAAGAGTTCTTACCAGAATCTGCTGGAGCAATCATGGTTCTTCCTGCGCAGATTGTAGTTAAGTCAGGAGGAGATTATGATATTGATAAGTTGACTTTCTTTGAAACATCGTACGATAATAAGGGTGAGGTTTATAAAAAATCATTCAACTTAAAAGATTACGAAGCCAAGTTAGAAAAGCAAAAAGAGTTAAAGAAAACTAGACAAGAGCTTATAACTTTAAGTGAGTTACTTGAGAAAGAAATTGCTGATAACGATATCTTTAGAGAAAGAGAATCTCTTAAGAAAGAAATCAATGAAATTAAAAAAGAGATATTAAATGCTAAAGCAGCAGTAGAAGATTTCTTAGATAGTGGATTTTTAACAAAAGAAGATGCTAGCTGGGCAAGAGAAGCTGCCTCTGATAAAGAAGATTTACAAAGAGCTTTTGCTGACTTAGATAGTTTTGATACTGCAAACGATGTTCGTGTATTACAGACTGTATCTTTAATTAAAAGTAAACTTAGAGAGATCAGCAAAGAAGTAGAAAGTATAGATGCCTACAAAAAGAGTTTAAGTAATAACTTAGTAGGCATTCTTAAGGGAGTATTGATGCAAGGAGAATTATACAATGCATTGATTACTCCAAATACAAACAGTGTTTTAACTCAGTATACACCTCCAGGAGAGAAGATAAGCACTACAGCTGTGTTTAGTCCTTTAACTTCTTGGAGAATCTATATGGAGAACATTCTTTCTAAAGATGCATTAGGAATCGATGCTAAGATAAATACGCTTCAGAAAGAATTCCAAAGAGCAGGATTGAAGATTACAGGTAGTCTACTAAAGAAGTATTACTTTGAGTCTAACAAAGACAAACAAGGAAATATAATTTTAGGAGGCAAGAAAGATGCACGGGGGGAAAACCGTATTTCTAAAGTATTGAGTGAGTTCATTAACGGACACGTAGACATTGCTAAAGAAGACTGGATTATTTTATTAGGATTAGACCAAGAAACTAGTCCATTGGCACACGCAATGATTCTTACAGGAACTCCTGTAGAACAAGTGTTAGGTTTAATTAACTCTCCTATTATTAAAACAGTTCTTCAGTTAGGTAATAGACCAGAGATTCAAAAGAAACTAGATAATATTAGACCTAATAAAAAGAAAGCGATTCTTGGTTTAATTAAAAACAAACTTACTAAAGTTACAGACCCTGAGGTTAAAGCATTAATTGATGCTGCTCAGTTAGCTATTAGTGGGTTGAAAGTAAAGTCTACAAATGGTATTACGGATACTTTTGTAAACAACCTACTAGTAAATCCTATATTCAACAAACATATAAGCAACTTTAAACCTACAGAAAGTTTAAGTGAGGAAGAGTCTGCTATAAGAGATTTAGCATATTTGATGCAATTCTATGTAGTAGTAAGGCAGCAGGAAAGTTTGAGAGAGTTAACTTCTATGAGTGACTTTAACACTACTAGTTATAGAACTTCGTTCCAGTCTGAAGAATTATTAACAGCTGGTAGCAAACTAAAGAATAACTTTAATGAAGAAGCTATCGACTTTATGTTTAAAGAGTCTGCTTTAGCTCAGTTTAATGTAGGTAGTCTTGTTCAAGAAACTATGAGACAGATTTATCCTCTATCAGATTCTAAAGAAGTCCATTCAGATATTTATACCTTTATGGAGAGAAAAGGATTGTTCAAAGAAGAGGAAAAAATGCAAGCCATTCAAGGGTACAAGAACAATCTACTAGTTCCCTATGTTCTACTAAACGCCCAAACGCCAGAGAAAGGAAACTTACTAGAGTACTACAGAGGCAAGAAAGGAATATTTGTAAGAACAACTGCTAATAATATGGAAGAAAGATTCCAAAGATTATTACAGAATCCAGAAATGAGGAACAACTTTGTCATGACTAACATCTATATAGACATAGAGAACTCAGGCAGAGAGATTGAGTTTAAACTAAAGAACACTGATGTAGACGAGAACAGTAAGAGTTATAGACTTGCTTTCTTAGAAGGTTTAAATAGTCCTAATCCAGAAGTTAAAAGTTTCTTTGAAGACTTAGGTATGGGTTCGTACTTACAGTATGCAGGTTCATATGCATCTGGCCATGTATCTACTATTGTGCCTCATGAAGTTTATGTAAGCCATACTACAAATGCTTTCAACAAACTAACCGAACTTAAAGATACTGATAGTGCTAAGTTTGATGCTTACTTAAGTTTAGTTAGATTCTCTACTAAAATGGCTCTTGAGACTGCGGGACCTATTAAAGGGTTAAGTACATTCTTTGTAAGTAACTATGCTGAGATGGCTAAGACTATTACTGGATTAAGCCCAGAAGTACTTAAGCTATATAAGAACAGAGAAAACCTCACCTCAGGTAAAGTAGAGTCTCTTCAGCAATCTCCATCTACTAGTGTTGAAGTAATTCCTCTAAATGAATCACAAAGATTTACTAGAGAATCAGCTGAAAAAGATACAGAGTATATGTATTTATTTACAGATAATGCTGGTAGAACATCAGGCTCAGGAGTTATTGATCCTAACAGTTGGTATGCTAAAAAATATGGTGCAGATAAAAAATATGCAAGTAAAACACAAGCTGTAGCAAGAGGTCTTAAAAATGTTTATCCTATTACTACAATGGTAGATGATAAGAGAACTCAATGGACAGATGACCAGTTTAATGAATACAAGAAAATTATTGATGATGAAATAGAAACTATTAAACAGGCATCTAAGAAGTATAATGGTATTAAGTTTGGTGCAGAAATGCCTTTTGGTAAAGGTGCTATTTCTAATATGAAAGACAGTGCTCCTAAAATATGGAATTATCTTAATACAAAACTTGCTGAAATAGGTATTGATAATACAGGAGATATACCTGTATCTACTCAACCATCTACTAGTGTTAATCTTTTAGTAGAAGCAGGAGTTAAGCCTACTGATATGGCAGGTAATGCTGCTAAAGATATACAGATGGCTTCTGAGTCTACTCAGTTTATTGGATTCCAATCAGGAACTGCAACTGTGAGTTCTACCAACAAATACAAAGAAGCTTGGGGAGATAAAGCAAACACAGGAAATTATACTGCGGACGATGTAGTAATGGTTTCAGGTAGTGGTTTATTTAGGGGAGTTACTGAAGCTCAGATAAAAGAAACTTTAACTAATAAATACAAACCTTTGTTAGAACAGGCTATTGCAGCTGGTGCTTCTTTTAGAGTGGGTAATCAATATGCTAAAGGAAATCTTTCTGATCAGTTAATTGCTCAGTATCTAAAAACTAAAGGATACCAAGAGGAGAAATTTAATGGGTATTCTAAATGGACTCCTAAAGTTACTGAAACAAGTCAAGAGATTCAAAAAGAAGTTATAGAAAACTTTGAAGAAGATTCTGATGTTACGGATACCAATGTGCCAAATACTCCGACACAGTTTCCTCCAACCAAAACAGATGATATTCAACTTACCTTAAAGTTAGACCCTGATCAGAAAGATGATGATAAAGGGAACTTAGATGACTTAGGGTTTGAAGAAGATACCTGTGAGATAGTTTAACTTACAAAGTGAAGGGGTGCAAGTCTTTACTTGCATTCCTTGTTATTTCGATTAAATTTGTATAACTAATAATACAACATTCTACAATGTCTTGTTTTGCAAAAATAAAATCTCCACTCAACGGTAAAACTATAACTAGTCCTGCCTACTACCAATTAACATCATTTTTTCCACCTGCTGAAGGGAGAAGAATATATGAGGCTACTACCACTATTAGTTTTAAAACCGAAATTGGTTTTGATTGGACTAAACGTCAACAAGGATACAGCCCTAAGCTAAACTTTGCTGGGGAGCCTACTTTAGATCAAATCAATACACACCTTAGACTAAACTTAAATCCACGGGAGATTAGAGCAGGAGAACAAATGGATGAAGTAGCAAGTCTAGGTTACCTAAACAAAGGTTATGCTAATCCAAATGCTTTTAACCTAATCACCAACGAGATTAACTTAAACCCCAAATATAGTTTAATAGAGAGCGAGGTACTAGCAAGAGACGGCAAGTACTATCTATCAGTTAAACCAGTACCAAATGGCAAGTCTGTAAAACCTGTAAGTAAAGATTACTTAAGAACAGTAAAGTTTCCTGATATGATTGTTAACAGTGTTGAGGATTTTTCCAATGCAGGGTTAATAGAGTTGATGGATAACTTACTTAAGAACAAAGAGTTACCTCCTTTCCAACACAAGATGTTAGAAAGATTGCGTAATTTAATGAAGATAAACCCAACACTTAAACTTGCAGTATTTGATGATGCTGAAGTAGACCAAGAGTTTCAAAGGTCATTTTACGACCCCAAGAGTAACACCATATACATTGGTAAGACAATAACATCAGATTTTAATAAAGAATCATTTGCTCGTGAGTTAATTCACGAAGCAGTGCATGCTTATACTATCTCAGCTTTAACTAATCCAGTAACTGCCGAAGAGAATAGATTCAGACAGGAGATGGAAAGATACATCTCTGAGTATAAATCTAAGTTTCCTAGACTACAACAGCAGTATGGTTTTAAAAATGTAGAAGAATTTGTTTCGGAGTATCTCTCTAATCCCTACTTTAGAAATGATTTACAGGAAGCAGAGAGAACAAGTAAAGATAAAACATTTATAGGCCGTGTTACAGGCAACATAAAGAGATTCTTAAAGAACGTATTAGGTTTAGGAGATACTTTGTTTGACAGAGTTAACCAAACGATAGATGATTACTTTGACTATCTGGAGAATCTAGAAGACATGCCTGACCTTGCAGGTGAGCATGAACTAAGATTTAACCAACCTTATGCAGCACAGCCTGTAAACCCACTTAGTGTTAACTTGAGTCAGTTCCAACAGTATGTTGATAGTACTTTTAATAGTTCTAGTTGGAAGCAACTAAGTCAAGGGTTATCTGAGATTGATCCACGTTTTGCTTCTATTGAAAGAATTAGGGAGAAATTTGGAAACATCTCAAGTGCGTCATTAGGCAGCACTATTAAATCTTCTATTGACTATCTAGTAGCAATAGAGCAACTAGTAGATAGAGTTGCTAAGGATGTTGATTTGCACAGAGACAACTTAGGCTATTATAGTTCAGAAGATGCTGTATCGGTATTTAATCATGCAATACATATAGCTGAGTTTGTTCAAGAGCAGATGGCTGCTTACAATCAATATTTGATGCCTCAGTTGAGGATGGAACAAACAAAAACTGACTTAGATATAAACCCTGTAGGAGCTGCAGAATTTAGACAAGAGCGTAGAAGTCAAGTAGAGAATTTTGATATTGTATCTCAGGAGTTAATTGCCAAACTTAAAGGTATCTCTAACAAATCAAACAGTTTAAAGAGTGAAGCTAAGTCTTCTATTTTAGCTCCAGTAGCATCCCAGTTAAGTGAGCCTTTTATATTAATTGCTGCTCAGTTAAAAGAGCCCAACAGTCAATTGAACCAAGAGATTGATGCTAAAGAAAAGTTGTATCAACAAGCTTTGGCAAGCAATCAGAATAAGAAAGCAGCTGATATGTTAAAGGACTTGAATCAACTTAGAATGTTTAGAGATTGGGTTCCTACCCAACAAAACATTATTAAGTTGCTTCAGACTGGTATGAATCCTGAGTACACAGGTGCTAACTTTTTTACTATTTACTTGGGAGTGGCTAACATGACAGGTAGCCCTTTGGTTCAAGTAGTTAAAGAATACTTAGACGTACACTTGACTGAAGCAGGTAACAAGAGTCTTGAGTACACCAATAGAGCAAGTAAATTATTTGATAAAATTGAAGCTAGGAATAAAAAGCAAGGTATTCGTTGGACACAAAGTATAGACAACTTTTACAAGAACTTAACTCGTGAGGTTGATATGGTTTACTATGACGCCAATGGTGTGCGTAGAGTAGTAAAACAACTTGCTTATAATACAAAGTTTAAAGAAGCTGAGTTCAGAAATGATTTACAGGAGTTAAAAAGAAATGTAGATTCGGCTAAAAAGGGAGGAGTAGAGGCAGAAATAGTAGAAGCTCAAGAAAAATTACAAAAGTTCCTAGATGATTACGCAGTACGCCCTTACACAGATGAATACTATGAAGCAGAAGATTTATTAATTTCAGAAGCTAGAGATGCTAGAGCAGATTTATTAGACCAACTAGAAGAGCACCAGGCTGTGTTTGGAGATGCAGAGGCTAGTCAAGAAGAAAGAAAGCATAGAACAGAGTTAAGAAGAGCTTATGAAAGACTAGGTTCTATTTATAATGAAGATGGTACTGAGAAACCTAAAGGAACTAAAGAAAGAAACATTGCAGATTCTATTATTGCTTATAAAAATAAACGTAAGGCACTAGAAGCTATTGAATTTGTAATCCCAGATAAAGTTAAAGTACGTTTTGATATTGAGAAGAACTCACGTAAACAAAAAGTAGCTGACTTAGAACGTAAGATTAGTATCTTAAATACTGATATTGCAGATGAGATTGCTCTTGGGCAGGATCCTACTACTAAACAAAATGAGTTAGTAGATATAACAGCACAGCTAGAAATAGCTAAAAATGATTTAACTAAATGGCTCAATGCTAACACTCGTACTGAGATTGACCCTGAGTTTTTTGAATTGCAAAGAAGCATTGCAGATAAAATCAAAAACATCTTTCTTAAATATGGAGAAGATCCTTTATTAAGTGAGGCGTATGATGAGTTGTTTAATTCAGTTAAAGGGTACAGAGACCAGGATGGTATTATAGTAGGTAGCCAAATCCAGAGAGGATTAGGACAAACTATTAAAGACTTAGAGACAAAGATTGAAAAACTTAAAGAGGACGCAGAAGAAAATAGACAGATATCTGACCAAGATAAAGAAACTCTAAAAGTTCTATTCAAACAGATCAGCGATATTCAAACTAAAGAAACTACTGAATACTACGTAGAGCAATACAACAGCGTTGCTCGTGCCGCTAGAGTAGACTTATATGCAGATGCTCAACAAGTAATAGAGATTAAAGAACTTTCGGAAAAATTAGCAGACCAGTATATTGAGAATGAAGGTTTAGTTGACGAAGATTTAGAGTTAGACGATAACTTACCTGTTCTAAACCATCCTTCTGAATTTGGTACAGATAAACATAGGAATGATTTGATATCTTCTTATGAGAATATGATTACTGAGATGCGTTTGCAACAAAGAATCAAAGAAAGCGATTGGTATAAAGGAAATCATATTTCTATTAAGAAGAGTTACACAGATAAAAAGACAGGAAAGAAAGTAATTAAGATTTACGAAAGACCTATTTATATCTGGAACCGTACTATTCCTCGTAATGCTGCTTATATAAAACAAGAGAACCCAAACTTTGATTGGGCAGTACCTAGAGTTAGAGATGAGTACAAAAACAAAGATTATAATTTCTTAGGTTCTGCTAGACCTAGACAAACTACAGACAATAAATATACTAACGAAGTTTATACTAAATCACTACAAGACGATAAAGACATTGCTGATGAGATGGTAGGTCTTTATGAGGACATACAAAGAAACTTGCCTGTATCACAACGTCTTGAAGGTTATGTTGTACCTAACAAGACTAGAGAGGCTAAAGAAAATATAACTGATATGTTTACTAATCCTTTGGCTAGATTCAAAGGTTGGGTAGATGGTTGGAAACTTATCTTTAAACCAGGTTTAGCGGGAGAAGATCAGTATGAAGATGAGATATCTAGTTTAATTAATGAAGAAGACAAACAAAAGATATCAAAATCAAAAAGAAAAGTACAATTAATTAAAACCAGATATAAAGAACCTTTAAACACAAATCAAGTATCCCGTGTATTAGTTCAATCACTTGCTGAGTATGGTGCATATGCTGCTGAATTTGGAGGATTAAAGAAAGCAATGCCTGCAGTATTTGCTGCTAGAGAAGCTGCTTTAGAGACAAACATACCTGATGGAGATGTTCAGATGCTGGATAATGAGATTCAAAGATTCTTTTATGGAGGGGAAGTAAGCAATACTAGTTTGGGAAATAATCCATACATGAAGGCTACTATGCGTGCTATGAGAAGAATGTTCAGGTTTAGTCAGAGTCGAGTCTTGTTGTTTAATTTTCTGCGTGTATTTAAAAACATCTTTAACAACTTCCTTAAGATTGTTTTAAGTAAGAATAAGTATGGATTAACTAGAAAAGAATTACTCAGAGCATGGTGGAAAGGTTTAAATATGAGGCGAAGTCTGGTATCACTAGAGATAGGTTCTAAACAACATAGTGACTATGCATTAAAACTAGTTCATTTTAGAGCGTTACCTGCAGCAGACCCAACTAAACTAGCATCAAACGTACACCAAACAAGTATTTTTAAATACGCCAACGCTGAGAATTTCAGTGGTCAGATATTTGGATATATGGAGATGGCTTCTACCATACCTATTTATGAAGCATTAATTGCTCGTTTGGATGTACCTATTGTAATTAACGGTCAACAAACTAGAATTAACTTAAGCGATGCTTACGAAGTAATTGATGGTATTCTTGTTCCAAAAGAAGGAGTATTTGGATTAGAGTTAAACGCAATGCGTTCTTTAGTAGAAGATAGAAAGCAAATAATATCAACGTATTTAGCCCAAGAAGGAGTCTCTACTATAGAAAAATTAAGCAGTGCGCAAAAGACAAAGTTAAAAGGACTATTAACTTCAATAGACGTAAAGATTAATAGTTTAGAAAAAGTAAACTCAGTAAAGCAAGAAAAGTTAAAATTAATAGAACAACAGTTAAGAGACCAGATACACGAATTATACACTAGTACACAGGGTAACTACTACGGAAGATCTCGTTCTGCTTATGAGAAGAATCTTTTTGCAAGTATGGTAATGTCTATGAGACGCTGGTTAGCTCCTAATCTTCAGACAAACTTTGGACAGCGTAGACTTTCTTTGTACACAGGTAATCTAGAAGGAGGATTTTATGCAGAGGGTGGAAAATCTTTACTTAGAAAAATGCGATACTTAGTCGCTGGAGAGAGAATGGATTTAGGAAGTACTGAGTTTGAGAAAGAAAAGCATCAAAGAATATTTAGAGATACTTTAAACGTAGTAGGACTACATGCTATCTCATTAGGATTAACTTCACTTTTATTTATGGGATTAGGAGGTGGAGGAGATGATGACCCTTCTAAGTTGTTATCACTTCTAGCTATTATTTCTTTAGGTACATATGATGAAGCAATTAGTTTACATCCATTACTAGCTCCTGCAAACTGGACTTATAAAACATTCTTTAGACAGCCTTTGGCAAGACCAGGAGATGAAGAAGGAGGTGCTAGTAGTGCAGTGAGACATGGACTCTATGCTTTATTTGGACCTCAGATGAGAAGTTTTGACCAAATTTTTGAAGCAATTTTTGACTCAAGAAATATTACAGACCCATTTGAACCTTACTACGAACAAAGAAGAGACATGGGAGGTAATAGTATTGTTAATACCCCTGCTCCTACTAGAGGATTACCTAGAGTACTTGCAATGGCTATGAAGTATTATGGAGTAGAGTCAGGTTTAAAACCATTCTATGCGCCTAGAAAAAGAGTTATGGATATGTTAAAACTTAATCCTATGTTAGGAATGCAAGATCCTTTGGGAGATTACGTACAAATTCAACAAAAGATATCTGATTTACAAAAAGATATCCTAAAGAGAGACCCTCAAGATAATGTCTACTTTATGGAAGGCGAGTGGGATAAAATGTCTAAACCTGATGTAGAAGAAATGAAATCTAAAGTTGCTGAGTGGGGAGTTCTTAAAGTAGAAAAGATGATGATGGAGTCGTCAAACCCAGTTATTGAAGCTGCTAAAATGGAAAAAGACATTAGTGCTTATGAAGGTTCTCAAGATGTAAAACAGATAGAATTTATGTTGCAAGACTTTTATGATGTTAAATTACCTAAAGCTCCTAAGAATGAACAGACTGAATTTTATAAATCAGTAGAGAAAGCATTTCAAAAGAATAGACGTAGCACTATCCAGAAAAGTTTTGAGCAACTACAACAAAGCCAGATGTCTCCAGAATAAGAAATAACTTGACAAAATAACAATTAAAATTAACTTTGTATTGTCGGGCGAAAGCCGAGTGGCAACACTGTAAAGATTAAATAAAATGGACAATTCACAACTACTAAACGAACAAGCTAGGAAACTTAGGCAACTAGCTAACACCCTTGAGTCTGCTACAGCGTATCAGACCAATGGACAAAACAGATTAAGAGTATCAATCGAGGGCGGAGCTGCTGTTGTTAACACAACTCTTGCACCTGCAACTATGCGTCCCACTTTAGGTGGTGACTTGCAATTTGGTCTTCCGATTCGAGGCTCAGAAAACTTAACCGATCCCGTAGATCGTTTCCGTGTATCTCAGCCTCAGTCAATGTTTGATACTGACTTTGAATATGGTACACAGCCTACAAAGTGGGAAACAATCAACTTGATTAACAATAGACCCTACGCTACTTATAACGTACAAACCCCTTTGGCTGTTAGTGCTATTTCTAGCGTTGCTGGTTCTCGTGTCGTAACTGTAACTACTGCTACTTCGGTAGCTGCTGGTTCTCCTGTATTTATCCAAGACGCTACTTCGGAGTTTGCTAATGGTTTATTTACTGCAAATACTACTGGTACAACATTTACTTACACTGCTCAATATCCAGCACCGACTACAGGTTCTATATTAAACTCAGGTGTAACTGCGGTATACCAAGGACAAATTTATACAGGAGCTGCAATCGGAACTGCTCCAACTTTTGGTTGGACTTCTGGCTTATTAATTCCTGTTACAACTACCGTTCCTCACGGATTGGCTTTAGGTAATGAGATTGTTGTTACGGGTACTTCTCAAGCTAACGCAAACGGTGCGTGGACAGTTGTTCGTATTATATCTGAAACTCAGTTTGCATATTATGCTACTACAGCCCCTGCTGCTAACCCTACAGGTGGATTAGTATTTAGCCGTCCTCAAGGTTCTGCTTTACATAGAGCGTTTGATGGAGGTGTTAAATTCTCATCTAACGCACAATCTGCAAACGAGCAGTTGATTCGTCAGACTCGTAAATACTTCCGTTATCAATCTGGTAAAGGTATTATGATGTCTACGGGTTCTATTTTGAAGCCATCTTTTAACCCTGATTTGATTACATCTGTTGGAACTTTAGTTACTGTTAATACTAAAGAGGCTCACAGTCTTCAGTTTGGGGCTCAGATTGTAGTACTTGGTTGTGTAGAAACTGCATATAATGGTACATTCAACGTAACAGCAGTAATTAGCCCTACTCAGTTTCAATATGTTGCTGGTTCAACTCCTAGTGCTGCTTCAGCCTCAGGGCAATACCAAATATATGTAAACGCTTGGGTAGGTTCTATTTGTCGTTTAGGTATGTACGATGAACAGAACGGAATGTTTTTTGAATTTGACGGACAAACTTTGTACGCTGTTCGCAGGGCCTCTGTTTATCAAATTTCAGGTAGTATCACAGTAAATAACGGGGCAAATCTTGTAACGGGCGTAGGTTCTGAGTTTTCAACTCAATTAATTGCTAACGATAAGGTTGTAATTAAAGGACAGTCTTATAAAGTTGTTAGAGTAATTAGTGATACTCAATTCACAATCAATCCTTCATATAGAGGACCCTCTATTACCGCACCTTCTTTTGCGTATGTAACTAAGACTGTAGACACAAAAATTCCTCAGTCTCTTTGGAACATTGATAGAATGAATGGTGCTGGTGGAACTGCTAACCCATCAGGATTTAACTTGGATTTATCTAAGATGCAGATGTTCTACATCGATTATTCTTGGTATGGTGCAGGACCGATTCGTTGGGGATTCCGTGGTGCAAATGGTCAAGTGACTTATTGCCACAAGTTATCTAACAACAACGTAAATCTTGAGGCATATATGAGATCGGGTAACTTACCTGCTCGTTATGAGACAAGTACAGTACCTCCTACAACTCGTATTATTTCAAATGTAGGTGCAAGTGATACCACTATTAGCGTATTGGATACTACCTTCTTCCCAACTAGTGGAATTATTGTAGTCAATACAGGCGGTGCAAGTGGAACCATTGAATACATAAACTACACTGGCAAAACTGCAACTACATTTACGGGATTGACTCGTGCAAGGGCAGGTGAACCTTCAGGTGTTACTGTAACTATCGCAATAGGTTCTGTTACAGGTACTGTGGCAAGTGCTGCAAACCTACAAATTGGTCAGCGTGTAATCTCTACTGCTTTTCCTGATGGAACTTACATTGCAAACATTTCTGGAACCACAATTACTTTCAGTAACTCTGCAAGTATTCTGAATCCAACAGGAGTTATCTTTTCACCTATGGGTGCTACTACAGGTCAAGCATATACTTTCAACGCTAATGCTCCTATCGGAGTTGAGTTTGGTGGACCTACTGCTGCACCAATCATTTCACACTGGGGATCTTCAGTAATTATGGATGGTCGTTTTGATGAAGATAAGCAGTTCTTATTTACAGCAGGTTCTACTACGGCTTTATCAGTAGCAACAGCAGGTTTGCGATATGCTTTGGCATCTATCAGACTTGCACCTTCTGTAAGTTCTGGTCTTGTTGGAGCGTTTGGTATTCGTGAAATTATTAACCGAATGCAGTTATCCTTAAACGAAATTGGTATTTACGCACAGGGTAACTACCTTGTAACCTTGGTTCTTAACGGAACCGTAAGTGCTGCCGATACTTGGACTAACGTAGGTGGATCTTCTTTGACTCAGGTGTGTTTCCACGGAGCAGCTCGTACTGTCGCAGGTGGTGAGGTTGTGGGTGGATTTTATGTAAACTCAGGGGGTGCAACTTTCGGTACTACTACTTATAACTTGACAAGGGTTCGAGATTTGTCTAACTCTATCTTAGGAGGCGGTGTAGCAGCTGTAAATACTCAGTTCTATCCTGACGGACCAGATATGTTGACTATTGTGGTACAGGCTTTGACCACAGGTACATCTAACGTATTCGGACGTATATCTTGGACTGAAGCACAAGCATAATGAAGAGCTCTTTGTTAGCCATAACTTTTACTACAGTTTGTGCATTTGTTGGCAGTTACTTCTTGAAGTTAACTGCTGACAATGCCGAACAATACTTAGCTGTTGTATCTGTAGTATTCATTGACGGATTTTTTGGTGTATGGGCTGGTACAAAAATGGAAGGCTTTAAGACCAAGAAAGCATTAAGTGTACTTAAGACCTTAATGGTTTGGGTATTTATGCTTACAGGAATCCTGATGATTGAGAGAGGCTTTCAAGGAACATTTTGGTTAAGCGAAACTATTTGTGCTCCTTTTATTCTCTTTCAGCTTATAAGTGCACTTAAGAACGCAGGTAGGGCAGGGTTAATTAAAAATGAGTTACTGCAGTTAATCTTAGATAAAATCGACCAACATAAAGTAAATGAAAAACAAGATTGAAGCTATTATAATAGGGCTACTGTTAATTGCAGTAGCCTTTTTGTTATGGGAGAGAAAATCCTTAGATAGCGGAAACGAAGAAAAGTTTATGGCATACATGGATTCTATGCAGAAACGCAATGAAGTCATGTTTAGTAAAGTAGACTCATTAAACACACTTAAACACGAACAATTCAGTTACTATGAAAAAATCAACCTCAAGTATGACACTATTCAGATTGCTCTTGACACTATGCCTGATATTGACGGCACAAAGTTCTTACTCACAATCTCTAGACAGCTTACCGCTAAAGGAGTTGAATAACGAATTCCTCAGAGGTATCAAAGCCAGAGAGAGAGTAGTTATTCTTAAGAACGTAATTCATTTAGACAGTCAACAAATTAATTTGTACAGGGATTCTATTGTGCCTACTTATCAACAAATGGTAGAAACGTCTAAGATAGAAGTCACTCGTCTTAATCGTGTAATAGATCGAAAGAATCTAGAGATGAAGATGTATAAGTACGGTTTCTTAGGTATGTCTATTCTTGCTATCTTTAGCTTTATCTTGTAACCATGAAAAGACTTATTATATTATTGTTATTTTTAGTTGCTGTAAACATCTATGCTCAGAGAGATAGTGTGTTTATCAAGACTCCTATTTATTCTTGTGTATACTCAGAAGTTCTTCAACAACCTAAGCATGTCTGGTACACAGTACAATGCCCAAATGGTTCTTATCCTCGTAAAGGAATGGACTTCTATACTAACGATAGTGTAAAGACATCTGATGGGAAAGACTACGAAGCTAACGTATGGGACAAAGGACACTGTGCACCAGCAGCTGACTTTAACTGCACAAAAGAAACTCTGTGGCAGACTTTCTCTTACTTGAATTGTATTCTCCAGCATGAGAAACTAAACAGAGGTGCTTGGAGATTACTTGAAGTACGTGAGAGAGAATTAGCTAAATTAGGTAAAGTAGAAGTAGAGATAAGAGTTATCTATGGACCTAAAGCTGTTAAGTTACCAACAGGTGCAACTATTCCAACAGCGTTCTACAAAACTATAAAGTTTGGAAATACAAAAGAAGTATATTACTTTGCAAACGAAGCACCCGTTACTACAGACTATACTAAGTATAAGGTGCAGTAAAAAGCACTGTTATGATTAAGACAATTAACGAAAAAATCCACGAGTATTTTTTAGAGTCGGAAAGAGACGGACTCAATAGTAATAAGACAAGGTCAAGAGGGGAATACCCAAATGCTCTACTTATTACCAAAGAGCAGTATAAAGAGACATTAAAGCAAATGTTTAAACTCCAAGATGACGTAGCTGATGAAGTCCTATTGGAGATTAAAGTAATGTCTATAGAAGGTCTCAAAGTAATTATTACAGATTACTTAGATGAGCCTAAGGTTATCCGACTGACAGAAATAAAAAACCCCTCATAAAGAGGGGTTGATCAGTTGAGCCTAAAAGGTTAGAATAGTGTTTTAGGAAAAGCACTCAAGCATTTGTGCCTTAGAGAGAATAGTCAACTGATCGTGATCTTTGATGAAGTTTTTCAAAGTTTCTACATCAGAAGGATCTAATTCCAAAGATTCACCAGCATGTAGTTTCAATGCCCATGCCATGTATTTCAAAGCATCTCCTTTACTTGAAGAAACAAGCATTTGAGCTACGATTTTACCAAGGTTAGAACCTTCAATTTCTTTACCGTCTAAATCTGTAACGGCTTTGTTTAAATCAATTTTTTTCATATAGGTTGGTTTTTAATTTTAATTATTCTGCTGACTCTTCTTCGCTCAACTCAACAAATCCAAGTTTACTTAATGCCCAGTTAAGTACATAGGAATCATCATTTCCCCAAGATGCATACTCTTCTGAAGTCATAAATAAGTTTCCATCAAGAATACTTTCTCCTGGAATTTCAGTCTGAACTTCATCAATTGCATAAGGAGCTCCTTTTTTAACTTCCCAATAGAAAGTAGGACTAGCTTCACTAGATTTTTTAATATCTAAATTCAAACATTTAATTGCAAAGTATTTGCCTGTGCCTTTACTTGGAACAATTACATCTTCAATTTTTATCATAGTACAAATATAATGTTTAAAGTGAAAAAGTCAACTTACATAACATTCACAATAAGTCCATTTTGTATATCTAAAGTTTGTTGTCCTGGAGGATTTGTAGGTACTGTAAACATTCCCGTAAAACCACTTACACCCGAACCATTTGCTGCGGCAGTAATTCTACCCTTACTGTCAATAGTTATATCTGCATTTGTATATGCCCCAGGGGTAACAGAAGTGTTTGCTAAAGTAACTGTAATTGCAGTAGACCCTGAACCAGTAGCATCTCCTGATAGAGTAATAGTTTGGTTGCCACTAACGGGAGTGAAGCCTAGAGCAGTAGTGACATCACTACCACTCAAGGTTACTGCTCCGACTCTAGTGTTAAAACTAGTTACCAAATTGGCTGTACTGAGCCCCAAAGTAACATCACCCGTTCCCGAATCAACGCCTGTACTACTAATAGTCAAAGGCGAATTTACAAATATTCTAGTGGCCAATGCTTGACCTGTAGTAACGGTGTTGATGTCTACTCTACGTATAGAGCCGTCTTCTATTAATGTAGTTGGTATCTGAGTCCTAGCCATGATTATTTCAAGTAATTAATTCTAATTTTATCTGTAGGTGTAGGCACGAACAAGAAGGTAATTGTCAAAGGAGATAAAGTACCTACAGTATAGTCATTACCTACTCCTGGTTCCATCAATACACCATTTAAGTATACTCGCTCAGAACCTGAAATAGCGTTACCTGTGGAAGTGAATGTTGTAGCCACCCCGTTAGGAGCAGGACTTGGAGTTTCTCTTACTACAAAGTTAGAATTATTCATAGTTCCTGATGGCAAATCACCTGTTGACAAAGTAGTACCAGAAGTCACACGACCTTTTGCGTCAGTTGTTACTTTGGTGTAAGTTCCAGCAGTTCCTACAGAAGCAAGAGTCACGGTGATTGCTGTTGTTCCACTACCACTTGCATCACCACTCAATGTAATTGATTGGTTACCTGTGATATAAGTAGAAGTATCCAAAGACCAAGTGTTAGCGGCAGTCTTTTTCAAGAATCCTGAAGTACCCGCCAAAGCGGCAATTGCGTCTAAGTCAGCATCCCAAGCCTGTACGTTTGTACCGATAACAACTCCCAAAGTAGTACGACCTGCAGCAGCATCAGCATCGTCAATCAAAGAACGACCAAAAGTAGTCAAAGCAGACATTGCAAAAGTATCTACACCTGTAGCATAAATCAACTGATTAGCGGCTGTGGTCAAACCAGCAAGAGCGGTCAAAGTGGCATCTAATCCTTGCTTATTGTTCAACTGAGTTTGGATAGCAGAAGTTACGCCTGATACATAACTAAGTTCAGCAGAAGTCACAGTAGATACGGCAACTTTACCAGAACCATCTGATACCAAAGCACGAGATGCGGTCAAGTTAGAAGTAACTATTGTAGAAGCACCTCCCGTGATAGCTGCTTGAGCACGAGCATTAGTAAAGAATAAGTTAGTAGAACCTTCTACTAAGTTATCAGTAGTTCCAGCAACCGCAGAAGTAACCCTACCATAAGCATCTACAGTAACTCTGTTGTATGTTCCTGCAGTAACTCCTGAAGTTGCTAAGTCAATGTTATCAGCGTTAACAACAATACGAGAAGAAGATACTGTTCCTACGTCAAAGGTAAGACCTGTCTTAGTAAGACCGTTACCTGCTTGGAAGTCAGCAGCTCCTGCAAATTGGTTAAATACAATTGCTGTTGAACCGATTGTTATAGGACCAGGAGTACTTTGAGTCCAACCAGTAGCTTGTAAGGTAGTTCCTGAAGTTACGAAGTAGAAAGCGTTTATTAATTCAGAACCTGCATCAGAATCTGTTGAACGTGCCCACGCACCTGCCGAAACATCGTATACACCATTTTGAGTAGTTGTAGTTTGGTTCTTTACAAGTACACGATCACCAGCAATCAAAGCAACACCATCAATGGTTTGTGTACCACTCAATGTAATGTTGGCAGTTGTTGCAGCTCGTACAGCAGTCTTAACGCTCAAACCCTGAGCAACTGAGTCTACATATGCTTTGGTAGCAGCATCTGTTGTGTTAGTTGGAGTACCTAAACCTGTTGCTTTAAATCCTCCAAAGGATTGGTCAGCTGTAAAGGCTACTGAGCCATCTTTTTTAGTGAAGTTCGCACCATCAGCCAACTTCGAACTGGCGATGGCAGCAGCGGCATCGATATCCGCATTCACAATCGTGAGGGCATCGAGTTGGGATTTTTTAATTTTAGTTATTGGCATGATGTTTAGATTTGATATTCGATTATGATAAGGTCAGTTGGGGCTGGTGGGTTTGTGAAAGTTATTTGGTTGGTTCCTGTTTCAATATAGTCGTATCCTGCACCACGAGTTAATCTCTGACCATTCAAGAAAACTCTAGTTGTAGTTACGATAAAGGTTGCGCTAGTTGTAAAGAGGACGTTAGCCCCATTCTTTGTTCCTGTTATATTGTAATCGTAATCTATTACAAACTGAGCACCTATAGGAGCAGTCGCATAGGTCATCAATCCTGTAGAAGAGTTATAATAGACTACGTTGGCAGTAGATACGTTGGCTAGGGTTGCAGTAAATGCTCCTTGTACTCTTGCAGTACCATTTACATCTAGTTTATACCCAGCATCAGTAGTGGTTCCGACAAGGACGTTGCCTCCATTAAATACTATATTACCGCTCGTTGTTTCTATTGCTCTATGCGCAACGACACCTACAAGAGATACAACTGCTGGGTTATAGTATATTCCTCTAACTGTTACATTTGTTGCTGTGCCTGTTACGCTTATAGTGGGTACTATATGAATAGAATTTAATTGTATAGTATCAAATTGCTCTTGTGCAAAAAATGGTTCTATTCTAAAAGCAGATGCTATTCCACTATTAGCTGCTCTTCTGTGCCTACCCTTAAAGAACCAAGCACCATCGTCACCATTTGCATTCGGGGCCGCTTCTCCGTCAAATGTATAAAACCTAGCTCCTCCATTGGGCATAAGTTGTATTAATCTACTTGTTGGAGCGGTTACTCTTCTAATAGCTACCCCTGAAGTAGAGGTTATTAAATCAAAAAGCGCACTACCGTCATCTAAAACACTAAATATATTAGCAGGTGTTGAATTTTGAACTAATAAGGCAGTTGTTGCTGATGTTGCTCCAGCTCCCTTTACTCTTGTACTACCATTTACATCTAGTTTGTATCCTGCGTCTGTGAAAGTACCTCCATTTTGTATTAATACATTTCCTGTAGAGTTAAATATTCTAAATTTTTGAATATCTGATAGACCATAGATGCCAAAGTCTCCACTAAAAGCCTGAATACTTGAATGTCCATATCTGTTAAACCATGTTTGTACGCTTCCAGTAATAATTACAAAAGGAGATCCTGCTGGTGCTTTAACACGCATAGCACCATCGCCAGTAATTGCAATTCCTGCTTGAGACCCATTGCTATGTTGAAGTACAAAGTTTGAGTTTGATGCTGTTGTATCATATGGAGCATCGTAAATAGATAATATTCTACCATAAGCTCTAACAGCAATGTTATTCACCCCCGTAAACGCACCATTAGTAAAGGTAGGATTGATGTCTAGTCCTACTAATACGTCATTGTTTGCTGCTGCTACTAAAGTATTGTTAAAGTATACTCCTCTTGCAATAAGTGAGGCCGCAGTGATTGATGTGCTTGTCGTTAGGCTAGCTCCAGACAGTGCAGCTCCTTTACCGATTGCCAATTCACCGCTTCCTGCGAAGATTGCTATATCAGTTCCTGCAATGTTAACTTTTACTTGCGATGTAGAATTTGTTACTCCATCGTTGTATTGGTTAAATATTGAAATCCTTGACCCTCCACCGCCATAAGTTGCAGCTAACCCAAGAAATCCTCCTGAAGTTGTTTGTGTTAAAAGCAATGTTCCAGAACCGTTTCCACTAGCTCCTGTTAGCACATTGTATCCTTGCAACCTCATCTGAGCAGCGGTGCTGTCTGTAAATGTTGATTGAGAATTTACTGTAAGCTTAGAAAATACAGAACTTCCAGCTACAATTGCATAGTTTTGAATTCCACTTCCTGTCCCCGAAAACCCTGCCTCGTTAACTAACAGCGTAGCAATGGTTGTCCCACTAAAAGTACCGTTTATGTTAGACGAAAAAGTATTTGCATAAGTAGTACCTGTTCCTGTTACCGCTACTGTTCCCGTTATGTTTAATGCCTTAGCTATAGTTGCCGTATCACTTACCCTCGCAGTCCCATTAACATCTAACTTATATCCTGCATCGCTAGTAGTGTTTATTCCTACGTTGCCAGTACCACTAAAAATACTTAGCGCTGTCAGTGCTATAGCGGTTCCTGTATCATTTAGTTTTTGGATGGCAAAAATATTATTTAAACCTCCTGTACCTATATTTCCAAATCTCCAATATTGATTACCTGCGTTTGCTGCTCTTGCTATTACATTAAACCACGCCTCTTGATATCCTTCTGCTGTAAAGTAAGCACCTGCTGCACTTGTTGCAGATAAATTTCCTTTTATTGTAATAAATGATCTACCAGACGAATCATTTTCTACTTTTAATGATGTATTATTTGCACCATTTACCACAAACATATTACCTACTGCACTTGTAGTAGTTGTAATAAGTCCTGTGTTTATCGCATTGGTGGTGGTGTTCCCTGCTGTGGTTACTTGTGCTAGGGTAGGTACTGAGACCAGAGGCGTACCTCCAAAGATGGTAGATATGCTTTTGTTCTTCCAAAGAGCACTTGAAGTTTCGTAAACCACAAGATCGTTATTAGCTGGAGAACTTAAGAGAACTCCGTGCAACTCATCAAACTCATATCCGTTTTGAATATGAAGAACTATCCTACCTTGCGTAGGGTGAGAACGAGCAATGAAACCGATAAATACTGCGTGATTGGGTTCGGCAGGAACTGTACTTGTTATTCCTCCAGCCGTAGTAGCAGACAACCAAACAGCATCTCCAGCCGTAAAAGCCGAAGTATCTAAATCATGAAGGGTTCCGTTTGTTGCTACGTATCCATCAGAGTTATTCGCAATATTTGCTTCAACTATACCTATGGTCTTTGAAGAAGTAGCCTCAGTATGTGCTTGGGCTCTTACAGCATTAGGTCTGTTTCCTGTTGCTCCACTTAAATAAACAATTGTACCTTTAGTTAGAGTAGAACCAGTAGAGTTCCTTACTATAATTTCAGTTCTTTCTGCTGAGTCCACAACTCCGTCATTATCTACGTCATAGGTAGCTTTGTACATATCTCCACCACCACCTCCACCACTAACAGCTTTCCAAGTACCATCGTCAGCTAAATAAAGATTACCTGCTCCTGTAGATCCTGTTCCTAATCTATTTGGGTCAATAATACCTGTAGTAATGTAAGCAGCGTCAAATAATCTTAATGCGGGTGGCCCAGGATTTACTGGGTCGGTAGCAAGTACATACTTCGGTGGGAACTGCGGACTAGTGTAGCCTTGCTGTGCAGATGCTTGTATGAAGGTTAATAACTCCTGAGGAGTCAGAGGATTATTAGACATATATGGACTACTATATAGTAATATACAAATATAAGCTAATATAGAAAAAAATAAAGGGGGATATAAATCCCCCTCTACTTAACTAAACTTATGGAAATGTTTACATATTCCCTTACTCTGAGATAACAGACAGACCTTCTGGTCCTCCTGTTAGGTGTAAGAAAGCATCAATCTCTCTTGGGTCTTTGATAACTACTACAATTGGCTCACTTGTTGTTTCAAATTTAGTAATCTTTACTGGCTCTTTTTGTTTAGTAGTAGGATTAATTTTATATTGATAATCGGTGGGATTTAATTTATCCGCATTCCTATTTAATATAATTGCTAATCCTTCTTTCTCTGGATATGTCATTACAACTGAATCCAAGTCAAAAGAGTACCCGTTTTTACGAGTTGTTTGTGTACCTTGCTCTGAAGATACAGTTTCGATGTCGGTATAATAAAATAGTTTCATATCTTAAGTTAATAACTTACCAGATGAATACAACATCCATCTCACGGATTAAGAATTTTTTACTTTCTTCTACGTCAACAAGATCAGCATGCATAATTGTGCTAGGAGTAATATAAACTTTGTCTCCTACTTTAATATCTGTTACAGCATCACCGACAGCAAATACGTCTAAAGCTGTCATTTCTTCCAATTGTTTAATTAGAAGGTCTTTTTGGGCTTCTTCACTCAAGTGAAGTCCTAAGTCTTTACGAGGGGGGCAATTTAGCAATACCCTTGAACCTCTTAGTTTGATTATACTCATGTGGGTTTTATATTAGTTTTTTAATTTTAGGTTGATTTCTTAATTTGCAAAGTTATAAGAAATATCTTATTTTTGAATATAGAAAATTAATTTTATGACAACAGAAACAAACCAACCAGAAGCACAGGAAAGTACAGTCTATTGGAAACCTGATGAACAGATTACTATCAAAGGAACTGAACTTGCATCATTGTTGCATTTAGTAGATTTACAGACAGTTTCTATCTCTCAAGTACCTTTGAGTACACTTATGGAAATGTTCTCTACTGCAAATGCTGCCAAAAATGATATTATGGCTAGACTTGCTGCTGAGGGTAAACTAAGCAATAGTCCTATAGAATCTGTAGAACCTGTAGAAACTATCGAACCAGTAACTTTGCAGAGTTTAGACGAAATCTCAGATGAGATTTTGTAATTAAAAGTAACTTTAGTGGTTAATAAAAAAGGAGGACTATATGTCCTCCTTTATTGTTTCTAGATAGTGATAAAATCTGTAGATTTCCTGAGTTATATCTATTTGAAGTTTAGTAAAGTCAGCTTCAGGGTCAGCAATATTTAAAAATGACTTGGATAATTCATCTACACGACTATGTTTAAAGCTAAACAAGTCTCTGCGATAAACGTCATGTACTTTAAATACATACATCCTCATTGTATTATCAGGAGTAACTACATCATAGAAGTCGTAGAAAGATGTAAAGTCTGCAAGTTTAAACTGGAATTCATCAAAGTCTTTGTTATCCTTTAAATGAAACAGAAAGAACAAGCAGTCTCTATACTTTTTGCTATGCCCGTAATCATCCAAGTAAACATTAACTAACCCATAAATTCTGAGTGTAGCTAATGCATCCTTGTTGAAAATCATACAGGTTAAAAATCTAGCAGTATTAGTAGGAGGATTCACTAATACAAAATTAACAGAACTCATAGGTTTACCAACTATTGTCCAATAATACGTACACCCTTGTTCTGATAGTCATGCATAGGATATTTCCACAAATCATTTTCTACGTGCCACTCATATCTTTCAATAGCTTGATGGAATCCTTCATACTGACGACCATTATGCTCACCTCCGTATTGACCTATCTCTAAGATGTCTTCAGACATTTCATAAATGAGAGGACTTCCAGGGTAGTCTTGATTCTCTACAATAAACCTAAAGGGATGTAGCACTTTACCTCCTAGTTGTTTTACCAACCCAGAAGCAATTACTCCATAAGTATAGAAAGCAGCTTGTATGTCATACCTAAACTTCCAAAACATACTCATCCAATAGTGTGTTGGACTTGAGGTTGTCTTTAAGTCTATTGGGTATACAACTCCTGTTGCTTTGTCGACCACTACTAAGTCTAGTAGACCCTTACATTTATGCCCATTGTACTCAAATTCTACCACTACTTGTTTATGGACTTCGTATATTTCTGACCCATTAATCCATTCTGAGGTAAAGTCATTGTACTTAAGGCTTTCTACAATAGCGTCAATCTTTGCTTTTTGGCTAGTTGTAATTACACTTTTACCATTTGACTCTAGCAAAGCCTCATAGTAATACTTGCCTTCTTTCTCAAATCGCTCAAGTACTTTGTCTACTTTAATCTTAAAGCCTGACCTTTCATAAGCAATCTGTACTGCTTCACTACTATCTCTATTGATAAATAAGTTCCATACAAATACACCCATCATAGCTCCAGGCTTCTCTACGTCAGTTACGTAGAAAGCATCATAGAAAGCATCATGACTTTGTGTTAGAATAAGATCTACTCCGTCTCCAATAACGGTAGTTTCTTTTGGTTCGTCTGTGTCATCCTCATTGTTGTAGTTAATAAAGAGCTGCGGATGCGCTAATAGCTTCTTTAATTTGCTCTGACTAAGAGCTGTACTACTTAAGTATTCTTCGTTTATTATCATATCGTAGGTAAGTAATCTTAATGTTCCAGAAAAACCATCCAATGTATAAAGTAAACAACTCCTGTTTACTTGTTCTTGCAATAGTTAACATGGGAAGAAGATAGAAAAAAAGAAAGGGTGCATCTCTCTGCCCCCATTTACGTTTGTAGAAATTATTTGCCTCTAGTTGTAGTTTACCTATCATCATAATCTGGTTTCTCCCGTAAAATATACTCTAAAAACATTACGTTACACATAACATGGCTAATATGTCGGCAGCCTGACTCAGCGTCTATATCCTCACCTTTAGCAAAGGCAAACAAATGCCTCATTAAACTCTCGGTAACTTTAGTTACTGGCATACCTTTCTTCCAGTTGTTTGGTGCATACTTAGCTGCGCCATACTCTAAAACTTTAACCATACCTTCTAGTGAGTCAAAGTCTACTAACGACCACTGCAACTTGTCTTGGTTGTATCTTAATGCTTGTTTGTCTCTATCTAGTAGAGCTCTCTCAAAATCGTCAACCTCGTTGGCAATTTCTTCTCTAATTGTTTTATTTTCCATATTGGTTAAGGTTCTGGTATACGTGTACCTAGTACTTGATTTGCGAACTGAAGTACTTTACTAATAAATTTAGTCACATCTTCTTTAGTTGACTTAGAAAACGACATAGGAAGTTTCACAAACTGCCCTGCCATTGCTACTTCTTCATAGAAGAATTTGTCTTTAAGGAACATTACAACTTCTTCCTTAGTTAGTTCTTCTCCTTGTAATTCTTCGAGTGAGTTTTTAATTACAGGTAATACTACTCCGTAAAAATATCTCAGCTGCTGAAGACTCTTCTTACCTTCTACCCTGACAAGATTTAACTCTACTTCTACTTCAGGTTGCCCGTTCATAATTTCAGTTAAGTATTGTTGTAGTATAGTAGGATCATCAGGTTTAAAATACCTATTGCCATCTAGTTTAATGGCTAATTTTCCTGGTATGTAAATTTTATTTATCATCGTCTTTCTTTTCTAGCTCTTCTAATAGTCTAAATGCTAACTCTTCCTCTGCTTCCAACTGATCTTTTAATTTATGTTTACCAAAAGCTAGGTCAATCTGTTTCATAAAATAAGAATTAGTACCCTTAGCATTACTTATTGCTTTGTACAAATCAGGATTGACATACTCCCTGATAAACTGATATTGGATATTAAGGGCCCGTGCTAACACATAGGCCCTTCTTATATCCTTTAAGATTTGTTGTTCAGATGGTTTCTTGGTCATTACCAGTCTCTTCTACAGAGTCTTTATAGTCGTTGAAGTAAATTTTAAGTTCTTCCTTTTCTTCTTTAGTTAGTTTCCAATACTTATTGCTAAACAGTTCAAGTACATCTTCAAACGTATTGTAGTAACCTTCTTGCACTTCATTAACTACTGAGTCCCAGTAACTCTCAGGGTTGTTCTTTTGTTCAAACTCCCGATAAGTCATGTGCTCTTCTCCTATGTTACCATCTTCGTCAATTACAAACTCTCCTGCAAAATCCATCCCTGACTCTTCGTAGTTACCTTCACAAGTTAACTTATATTTCTTACAGAGTTTAGCAAAGAAAGGTAACACAGGGCTCCAAGCGCTGTCACCTGAGATTATTATACCTGCTTGATCTCCAGTATGACCTTCCTGTAACTCAAAGTAAGCCTCAAACCATTTAGAGCCATACTTATCATACACATCAAAATTAGTAGGAAATGAACCATCTGCACTTTGTTCAGGTTTGTTCATTAGAACTCTACTAAAGTTACCTGCCCATAGAGTAAATTCAGCACTATTATCACCACGACGGTAATTAGTCTCTGTCTCTAGGTCAATCTTTTTAACCTGTGCAAACAACTTCTTAATCTCATCTGGCTTACCTATAAAGTAACCGTAGTTGTAACAATGATTTGCCATTATCTACCTGCCTCCCTTTCTTCAGCAATGAAGTTTCTTTCTTCGTCTCTCAGATGGTCAAATGCTGGGTCATCATTGTAGTCTACTTTTTGGGAAGAGTCGTCATCAAACTCGTCTTCCCAATCTTCAGGATCTCTCATTATTCTGCTGCTAGTGCTATAAAGTGATAGAAACCAGGACATTCTTTGTCTGCTTTCTTATAAGTAATCTCAGAGACTAGTGTTTTACTACCTACTAACTGCTTAGAAATATGCACAGACGTAGCTTCTTTGGTTCTCTCAGTGTACTCACGAGCTTTCTTAATAGCATCAATCTGAAACTCGCTACTAGCAATAACATCTCCGTTGTATACTTTTACTTGGTAGACTGTCTTCCAGGTACGAGTTCCCTTTTGAGGTGTAGTAGCAACTTGAGTTTTAATCTTGTTGGTATTAACTATTGGCTCACTGACACAAATACCTAGTGCAGGTCCCCACTTTTGTAACTTATTATTTTCGTAAAGATAATCTACATATTCATCCATACTTTTACCTGATGCTCTAAACTCTTTAGTTACATCTACAATTCCGTTACTAGTGTTAATAGTTCCATTATACGGATCATTTCCGTGTTCGTAAGTGGCATCTTCTACTACATTGTTGTATGCCTCACGCATTGAGGCTCCTCTGCCTCTTACTTCAATTAAACTTGCTCCCATAATTTTTCTTTGTTTTAGTTAGTTTTATTTTTTCCAATAAGGTGCTATGCAAGGGTCAGCTTTTAAAGGTACAGTTTTACAAAACTTAGTACCCGCTTTCTCCATAGCTATTTGTAGTGCTTTTGCACAATCTTCTGCCAATGACAGCGGACATTCAATTAAGTTCTCGTCGTGAATTGTGTTTACAAATTTCACTGTAAACAATAAGTTATTTGGAACCAGATACTCACTCCAGAACATCACACAAGATAACTTGGTAATTTCTGAGGATTCTCCTTGGATTGGATAGTTCAATGACATACGTTCAATCTCACCTTTTTTCATTGAATAAGCTTGTACTACTTTCTTAAGCTCTCTAAAGGTAGGTGTATTGCTTGCCTTATGTTTCTTGTAACTCTTCCAAAAGGCATCGTTATCAATCTTATCCTTTTGTTCCATGTACCATTCATAATTATCCACGTAGGACTTTTTACCTGTGACTTCTGAAATCAATACAAAGCCGTTCTTTAGTCCGAATTGTTTGGCTTTTTCAAAGTATGATTTTAATCCAGGAAAGGCTCTGAAGTAGGAATCATAGATATGCTGACCTTGAGTTAGACTTAACCCTAGTTGATCTGCAATACCTTTCCCACTACCGCCATAGTTGATAGCAAATCCTGCTACCTTAGCTGCTTGACGTTTATCTTTGTGCTCTTCCTTGATTGTATCAAGTGGCACATCGTCTAGCTCAGGGTACATCTTAGAGGCTACAAATGAATGCATATCTCCAAGATTCTTCCTGTAGAACAATAATAAGTTTTCGTCAAGACACTTGTTTACTAGAACAATTTGTTCTTGACCAGTGTAATCACAACCTATTAATGTATTTCCTTCTTCTGCTACAAAACAACCTCTAGTTTCTTTATCACTAGGAATGTTTTGAAAGTTAGGATAAGATTCTCCCGTAGCTTTGTTTCTTCCACCACTAGATAAGCGTCCTGTGTTCATCAACTGCTTATAACTTGTGTGTACTCTACCACTTACAGGATTAATTAATCTCAACCAGTTCTCACCATACGTACCGATATTCTTTTGACATTCTTTGTATCGGATGTATGTTTTTAAGATAGGAAATTGTTCTATTTGTTTAGAAAGGTGTCCTGCTTCTGTTGTCTTTTTAGCTACACCTTTTTCTATTATTTCAACATCTACACCCATCATTTCAAACAATTGAATGACTTGAGTTGCGCTGTTCCAGTTGATAGAAGTATGTAATCCAGGACTGAACAAATCACCTTGTCTGTCTATGAACTTATCATAGCCGTTTTCTATTAAGTAGGAATCTAATTCTCTTCTTAATTCTTCTGCCTCATTCTTTATTTTCCTTAAGCGGTCGAGCCATTTATTCACATCTAGCTTCATACCGCAGTACTCTATATAAGAAAGCACAATTACAAAACGATTATCTAGTTCTATAGATAACTCACAGTTCTTTTCTTTAATTAACTGCTCTTGGTTACTCTTAACAACATGTAGATGCTCTACGTCCTTACCACTGTACTTAATGAATTCAGGAGTAAATTTACCTGTAATATTAAGTCGCTGAGTTTTGTCCATATACACCCCACAATATCTATCCACACAATCTGCTAAAGAACACTTATGCTTATCTACTCCAAGGTAGATAGTCTTCTCTGCAATGAATGTATCGAATATTTTCTTAGGTACAATTCTGTTATGTATTAAGAATCTAATGTCAAACTTTAAGTTGTGACCAATTAGTTCTTTGTTTTCCAGAATCTCTTTAAATACTTGAATGTCTACTGTATTTGTATCAATTACAAACTGATTCTCAGCATTACCCAATTGAATACATACAATACGATCTCTGTATGGGTCAAAACCCAAAGTTTCGATGTCAAATCCAAGTACTTCTTGAGTATTTAAATACTTAAGACATGTGTCTATACTACATGCTCTAATGCCTTCATAAGAAGATTCTTGCATCTCCTTTTGAAGTTCTGTGTCTGCTGATACAAAATACAATCCCATTACTAGTCCCAAACGTTAAGTGTCTTCCTCAATTCGCTTACTAAATCTTCATAAACAGTAATCAAATTCATCATCTCTTCACTAGTAAACTTTTTAACCTCTCGTGATGTACGTACCATTAATTCAGCTGTACCCTCACCATGTAGTTTATCTAAGTTTACTCCAAAAATGTATTGATTACCACTTAAGCCGATGTTACATCCGTAGCATTGGGGCTTGCAATTTAATACATGAAATCGAGTTGAATAGAATCTTCTCGACTGAAAATGTCCACATTGTATCTCTCGCCAGTGTAAAACTTTCTCACAAGTAAAACATTTCGCACTGTGCTCATGTTTAATACCTGATAATCTGACATATACACTAAATATTCTGTCTAGTTTCTTGGTCAGTACCCCGATAGACTCAGCTTTCTTTTTACGTGCTTTATCCTTACGCTCCTTAACTTTAACTATTTGTGATTTTTTCACACAAACGGCACATAACTTCTTCGTTTTGTTACTATATGGACGTTTTTTGCCACATTCTGTGCAAATTGTCTCAATAACAGCTTTGTCTTTATTTACAGGTTCTCCCTTAACTGGAATCTTTTTAGCCTGTGTTGGTTTTCTTGATAACATAATACAATATACAAAGGAAAAGAATAACCCAAGCTTTCCTTAGGCTATTCTGTTTTCCTTTGTTATTAGACATTAGATGTAAATCTCTACTGGTCTGCTGGTAACAAACTTGTTCTCAATCAAGTCAAAAGCACGCTGATTAATACGAGCACCTGAACCAAACATCAATGCCTTACGTTTAGCATCAATGTCTTTGTAAGTAGTCATGTGATTAGTGAAACGTGTAACTGCATTAAACAATCCGTAAGCTGACTCACCGTGTGCTGCATACTCTGTAGACATTGCTGCTTTTAAATCATTCAGACGATTAGTACTACGAGTAGACTCCAAGTGACCTCCGATAATCTCAAACAAGAAATCATCATCAATCTTTGCAGGTACTACTGTATTGCTCATCTGAATCATACGTTCAATTGTCTGCTCTTCTGCATTCATAGATTCACGCAAAGAGTTGATAATACCCCCTAACCTTTCTTTGTGGTTAGGTGTGTGTTTAACTGCTTCGCAATCTTTAAATGCTTGGAAGAATGTGTTCTGGCAAATAACAACTACATTAGTTGCACCAAAGCCAATTTTAGTCAAGCCGTCATGTGCCGTAAGACCTGTCAAGTAACGCATGTTTTTAGAGCCACCGATAGTTACTTCAGGTAATTGAAACTGATAGTAAATCCTTTCGCCCATTCCTAGAGCACCGCCACGTACCGCAGGGATGTTTACAGCTCCCGCAGCATCCATTAGCATGTCCAGAACCTCGTGATTCTGGGTGATAGTGTACTTGCCTCCAACTAGACCTAAACAACGGTCGTTGTCTGCTCTGAAAATTCCGTAGCCATTGGTTGTTTCTCCGTTAGGGCCAAACAAAGCTCTCTTTTCGACTGTCCAATCAGTTTTTGATGTGGTTAATAATTCTTGTGCATTCATGTTTTAGTGTTTTAAGTTTCTTAGTGTTTTTAGTAATTCTTTGAGTTCATTTACTCTTCCTGTAATCTCGCAATAATCGTACTCTGTTTTCTGGTCAGCATCTTGCAACTCATCTATACGATGAATAACAAAATCAATGATGTAGTTGCTTACTTCTTTAGCAACTCTATCTTCTACCATGTTTACTAGTTGATCTAGTGTTTGTTGAAAATCTTCGGATGCGGTTAATTTCTTGTCTGTCATGTTTTAATCCAATTAATTGTGTTTAAGTTAGCTTTTTCTAGATGTTTGTTTACTTCAATAAAGTGGTTACAATTCCAAGGTCTGCCCTGATAGTTTGCCGCTACTGGATGTTCTGACTCTAAGATAACATGATGATCAGCAATTTGTGTTTTAAAAGCTTGTGCATCTTTACCCCATAAACAGAAGATAATGTCAGTAGTGTGCTCATTAAGGGCTTTAATTACCTCTTTGGTCCACAGTTCCCATACTTTCATATGGCTTCCAGGTTTACCCTGCTCAACGGTTAACGCTGCGTTGAGCATAAGTATACCCTGTTTTGCCCAATACTCAATATCTAAATCAACAGCAAAGGTTAGTTCGCTGTCGTAAAAGTCCTCTTTAATTCTGTCATAAATCTTTCTAAGACTTGGAGGAACATATTCTCGGTCACGAGGTGCAAATGATAGCCCACATGCCACAGGTTTGTTTTTGTAGAGTGTAGGATATGGATCCATACCTATCACTACTACACATACTTTACTTAAAGGAGTTAGTTGGAATGCCCTAAATATCTCTTTACTAGGGGGAAATACCTCTACTTCTTCTCGTTTAGTTTTAATGTGATTTGCTACTTTACTAAAATGCTCAGATTCTATGTAGCTTCTTAGTCGCTTATACCAATCATCTGGTATATTTATTCGTTTAGTTAATTGCATTTTTTATTCTTTTGGCTTTTCTGTCTGCTTTGATTTTGGCATATTCGGATGATTGGTTCTCTAGTACATCTTTATTGATAAACAAATGAGGCATTTCTTCTTTAAGTTTGACAATTGTGTTAAAATACTTTATAACATACAAAGGGTCGCTTTCTAGTAAATCTTCATGAGTACCTGTATTGTGAATAATAGTACTGTGGTCTCTACCAAACATATTGCCCAAATCAGAATAAGTGTATGATCTATAGTAGTACAAGAAGCAAATAAGAATCATTCGAATCTCAACTACACCTCTTACTCTACTACTAGATAAAACCAAATTGAAGTCAGAATGGTTAAAATCACAGACTATTTGAACAATCTTTAATTCCTCTTTAGTCATTGGTCTGTATCCTTTAATCTTAAAAGGTTTTTTCTTTACAATACTACCATAGGTTTTATTCTTGTATGGTTTGATTGAGTCTAAAGCCAAAATCCTTGCAATAGTTTTTTCTAAATACCAAGCATCTACATTAGGCACATCCTTTGAGCATTCTTTAACTACAATTTCTACAATATTTCGTATTGTTTGCATAATTCTATTAGTTTTTTGATTCCATGATTTTTGACAATGTCGCTAGTGTCTTTACCTAACATATTATTGTGACTAATTCTGATAAGTCTTCTATCTCTGCTACATAGATTAGTAGATAGTTGTTCTCCAGGTTCATCAGAATCATACCATACATATACTTTCTTAAATCTAGTGCATAAGTCATCTAAAGTTTCTTGAGTAAGTCTACTAGCTTCCGTTGTTGGACAAACAGCATTAATTCCTAAAGTAGAGAAGACCATTACGTCTTTTGTTGCTTTACTTATAATGAGTTTATTTCCTCTTTCTGGTAGCATAGAAGTACACTCTAACTGAAGACTGTAGTTATTGCGAAACTTAACTTTCTTGTTAAAAGGACGATAGAGTTTAATCTTATCAACTTCTAAGTATCTGTAACAAGGATCTTTGTCTGAGTATAAATATCTAAGTTCACCATTAATCCACGCTTTTCTTACTTTACGCACATTAAACCTTTTAAGAGTCTCCAAAGTAATGTTAAACTGCTCCCAATACACTAAATCTTTCTTATCATAAGGCATCACCTCTACTTTAATTGTAGTGGCTGACTCAGTATCGTCTGGATCATACTTGATAGTAGGTTTAGGAACATCTAGCACATGAAGATTAGACATTTGGTTGTAAATCTGTTGAGCTGTCAATTTCTCTCCACATCGTAGGTTAGCAATAGTAAAGCAGTTATATTGTTTACCTGCACTAAAGTCATTGAAGACTAGTTGCCCCATCTTTGTGTAGAAGAAATAACACTTTGGAAAATTGTCTTTCCGAAACGGATTTAAGTACGGATGCTTTAACTTAATGGGTTCCCCGAAGTAAAACTCCATAATTTGTTCCTCACTAAAAGCTTGTAAGAGTTTAGGAGTATCTATAACTGTTCTAAAATTGTCTAGGTTCATGTTTTTTATATAATAAACTAAAGGGGTACTATAAGCACCCCTTAGTTTACTAACTAATGGTACTTAGATTTAATTATCCAAACAAATCATCCTCAAAAGGACTTTCTGATTTGGCAGGGGTTGCACTAGGCACATCTCCGAATGGATCATCGTCTGTTGTCCAAGAATCATTACCAGTTTCTACAGTATTTGGTTCTGCATCTGCAATGTATTCTTTGAACTGAAGATTATCTCCATAGTGGTGTTTGTAACCATAGTTAGAATCAGTGATTTTGTTCTTTGTATAGTCGCTAATCTTAGCAGTCAAAGTTAAGAACAAACTGTTCCAAACATCTTGATACTGACCGTCTTTAACGCCCATAAGCACTCTAACACCTCCATCTTTCTTATTGAAGTAGTCAAAGAAATCACGCAATTCTTTCACATTACCTTTGATGACATTCTTAATATCATCTAACATAAGAGCAGAATTGTTGGTATCAATGTTACCATAAGAACGTAGTAAGGTGTACAAATCTTCTTCTCCACGCAAAGCCTCACGTACGTTGTCTAACTTCAATTTATTGTAGTCAGCCAATTTGCTGTTACGCTCAGATAAATCTCCAAGACTATCTGCCCACGTTACTTTGCTATGGTTGTCAATATACTGTGTCTTTCCAGACTGGCTAACACGAGTTTGAGCACTGATAAATAACGCAAACTTACCCAAGAATGGAGTAGTAAGGCTTTCATGATTCTTGTAGAAGAAGTCAATACGTGTACTATCTTCTGTAAAATAGTTTGGTTCTTTTACTTTCTCTACATCTACCTCATAAAGAGCTGCAATTTGCTCACGAGTTGGATTAACTGCTACGATTTTGATTGGTGCAATACCTGTAAACAACTTCTTGTTGCTTGTACCGCTTGTTCTGGTTTCTAAATTGTCTAAATTCATAATTTTGCTTTTAACTTTTTACTTTTGTTAGTTTAAGAATAATACTCATCAATGTGCTCACACACTTGTTTTAAGTCATTAGGAATACGGGTTTCAGGAAACATTCCATCAGGTGATTTAGCTGGATACTTCTTCCATCTGTTAGTTACAAATTCATAAGTTGCGTTACCCTGATTATCTTCTGACACATGGGTATACAAAGCAACTGTGAATAGACCTTCTAACACAATCTGATTATCCAACAACTTCCCAGCTGTTTTCATTTTGTAAGAAACGATTGATCCATCGTCCATAATTTCCTCGGGATGGGAAAAGTAGAAAATTTTCAAGTCGTCTCTTAGTTTGCGGGCCTCCGTTAATAACGTGACCATGTCCTTAGCCATTACCGAAAATTTAGTAAAGCCTGTTTCTGTGGCTTTTCTGACCATGTTAAATCCCATGATGTAATTAGAGTCTTCTAAAATTACATTCTTGATGTGTGGAGCTTTCTCATTAATACTTTGAAGATACTTAACAACTTGCAGGGCTTCATCTATTTCTGCATAGTTCTTGTTTTCTAAATTGTACATTTTGTTAGAGCCTTTGAATGGAAGTTCTTTACGAGCTACATTGATAATGTAAGTTTCTTTTGGATCTAGATTTTTAACTGATGTTGATTTCCCACTACCTGTGGGTCCTACGACTGCGATTAATTTGCTTGACATTTTTTTTAGTTTTTAGTTTTCTTTGGTTTATGTTCTTTTATATTTTCCAAGTCAGCGTCTTCTTTCAATGCCCAGCCATAAAACAATGTGAACTCTTTTACTAATGTCATCAGTTCGGTTGTGGTAAATGGTTCATTTGGTCGATAGGTAGATATCTCAGTTAGAGCGTCGTTATTGGTCACTAAATATTTATAAAGCCAATCTTGGAATTTCTTCTCTTCCTCAACTGACCACTCATATGCTTCATGCCATTCGTCTTGTAATATATCTATTTTAGTTATGTCTGTACCTACTTGGTTAGCCATTTCACTAAAAATGATGTTTAAATGATGTCCTAATTTAATTTTCTTTAACATGTTTACTTTTTCTCTCTAAATTGTTCGTAATAGGCTCCAGTACTCATCGTTTCAGCACGAGGAAGTTCTTGAAAAAACCCACTTGCTCCTTCAAAATGTAACCCTAAACTAGCATTTTCTAGTCCATAGTGTCTGTCTTTAAGGAATTTAAGACAACGATAGTTTCTTCCCAAGATAGATATGTCATATCCATTGTGAGTTTCTATATCGTAACGTGATGGGTTGAACAATCCCAACACAATCTCGTAATCTTGGTGTACGCCTTTGTTAATGTGTAACTCTTCTAAAGAAGGTTCTATCTTCTCTTCAATAAGATGTCCTTTGTTTGTGTATACAGCTTTCTCTGATGAAGGAGTTTGCTGATGTACAACAACATTGACCATCTTAAATCTTTTGGAAAAGACATCCAACATATAGTCTTTAACCATTAAATCAAAAGTTTGATAAGGAGTGTACTTCATCTTACTATCAGGTATAGTTTCATTGTAAAGCAAACTAATATGGTCTACTATACAAAATACCCACAGATTATCTGATTTATAGTTATACCCAGTAAGTATTTTTCTACCGTCAGGCATTTCTTTATACACATATTCTCCTATCTCAGGGTTCTCAAAGTATGATTTTACATACTTAAGAATACCCGTAGGATTTCTGATGTAATCTATACACTCTACCGTATCCTGTAAGACATTAATGTATCTCTCTGCTTCTTTGATTTTACTCATCAAATCAGAACTCACATTAAAGTTGCCTATTGATTTTAGTTGTGCTATACTTATGTTCAACTTATGTTGTTGGTATAGATAGCTTGAAATAAATGATAACCAAAAATCTGTTTGGCTTTCTTCTAATGCAAAATAAAATATCTTGACTTTGATATTGGTCTTATGTGTTTTTCGCAACACATTGTGTACTGTCAAGTATTTTACAAACTTTGTTTTACCTACACCTGAAGATGCGGTAATGGCTGTTAATGAGCCTTTAGTAAATCCCCCGTAGTGCTGTGATAGCCTATCAAAAGGACCTAAGATAGAAGTAATTCCTCCCTCTTCTTTGATTCTTTTGTTGGTCTCTATTACATTTACTAATTGTTGAAAATTAACTAACTGGTGTGACATAACTTTTCATAGGGGTTGCTTGTTCAAGAGGGAAAAGAAAAAATTAAAGTATTGTGTGGCTAGTATATCGTTTATTGTTACCATTTCTAACCTCATCACACCACTTTGCCAAATTACTTATCTGAACTCCATTATGTAGTTTGTTAATAAAGTAGTGAGCTTCTTGTACAAAAGCCATACTGTTAGTTCTTTTAAGATTGTCTAGATATAAGTCTACACCTGCTAAAATCTCTTCTTTGGTATAGTCGTATTCTGCTAGAAATAGATGCATCTTTTTAACGATTGCTTTCATGTTTCCACCTTTTCCTGCTATTCCAATATTTTTAGCACTAAACTTATTAGTAAACTCTTCTACCCAATCAAGCAATCCAACTACTACTGATGAAGTTACTTTTCTGGCTGTCTTTTTAGGCTCTTGGTCACTTAGATTAACACCTCCAATAGACGCCTCAAGCTCTAGGATTTCTAGAGCTTTTGGTGTCCAAAATGTAGTATTTTTCTTAGTAACTAAAAGACCTTCATCAAACCATTTTTGTAGGATTCCCTGTTTCTCCAACAGGCTCCACATTGTCTCGTAAAATGTCTTTTTCATTGTTAGTTAGTTGTTTTAGATGAAGCTTTTTCTTTAGCGGGGTATCAAAATTAGGGATGTGTTCTGAAATTTGCAAGTCATTTTTTGCATTATTATCCCCCTCATTCCAATCTACTAAAGATTCTTCATAGGCTCTTTTTGCCAAGAGAAAATCTGGACTTGTATCCAGACTCTCTCCATAGCAATTAAACGATAAATTATTCACAGCCTTCATTAGGTATGTTCCAAGTGCTTTCACAACAGTCGCAAGTAACGTATAGCAATAAACTATTATCCACCTCTACAGGTCCCCAACAATTAGGGCAAAGTAAATCTGTTAAAGCTTCGTCAATATCACTCTGTACGGATGGTTCGTTGTCTACGTAAGATGGATAACCAATCGTATGAGTTAGATACTTGTCTCTGAGCTCTAACAAGTGCAAATCAGGATACATTTCATTGAAATAGTCGTCTTGGTCCTTACAATCTAGAGGAAGTTTAATGGCTCCTGCAGGTGTGTTTGCTATGTAAGAGTTTACTTTAACTTTCTCATCCTCTAAGTCATCAAACAAGTCAAAGCTTTTGTCAGCTTTTGCACCCCAGCTATACCCAGTACCATAAGTACCATAGCTTCCATAACCGCTGTAACGAGTGTTCTCATACACAGGAATTTCTGCTTTGTGTTGCCAAACTTTGTCTACGCCCATCTTCAGTAATTCATAACCAAAGTTAATTGCATTTTCAAAGTGAGGTATAGAAATCATCTCGTTGTCACCATGCTCATTGATGTAACCACAAGATACGTTCATTGCTACACAATTTACCGTATCGTACTTCTTTAGACCACCGATGTCTGTACAACTGCCGTTGTTTTTCTTGTACATATACTTATCCATGATAGAGCCAGCAGCTGTTACAAACTCATCACTACATACGGTAAGACCATTTGTGTAAGTAATTAAGTCATTCTTGTAAGAGTTCCTGTCTAGTTGGACAAGCATACTGCAATCTGTAAAGAAGTGTTTGTCTGCTTTGTAAGTACCTATAAGACCTACCTCCTCGTCTTTGGGGAAGAATAGTTTTATATTGTCAAATAAATCAAACATGTGTACTGCAAAGTAGACACCGACTTTATCGTCTGCACCCATACCGCACTGTTCTGCTTCTTCTGTGTCAAAGCCAAACATCCAAGGATATGCAGTCATAATTTTAACATTATGTCTTACCTCTTGGTTGATGTCTGTATGTGCTACTACACAAGGATAGAATTCAGCATTACCTTTAGTTACGTATAAGTTTCCATAGGCATCTTTGGTAGTAGTTGCACCTAAAGTAGAGAAATGAGTTTGTAGTTTCTCAATGAACTTATCTTGAGCTGGTCCCTTAGAATAGGTTCTCATGTCAAGTAGCATTGTCAATTTCTCATAGTCAGGCTTTATTTCTAGATGCATATTAGGTATAGCCGTTAGAGACTCTACTTTAATTACATCTCTTGGTGGAGTTTTAGTTACTTGTAACTTAACTTTATTTCTGTTTTGTCTTGTTGCGTTTTTCAAATTTTCTATTTTTCTAATTGTGTTGTTAACCCAGTTGTTCATGGCTTTAAATTAAGTTTAAGTTTAAGTAAGCGTCAAGATCTGGTTTATACCATATCTCTCCTTCGTGTTCTTGAGTAACCTTTATTGGATAATAATTACCGTTGGTAGCCTGTAAACATTCTTCGGGCTTGTAATAGGAATCGTTCCACTCAATAGCCTCAAAGTTGGTATTACTCATTAGGAAATAACCTCCACTAGCGTATTCATACATGTCTTCATCATCGTGGTGAGCATAAGAACCATCCACTAACTCTACTGCATCTTCAGCTAAGATATAGTTATTGTCCCAGTCTCTAATTACTTCTGAACTTAGTACCCAATCACTAATGCTTTCTATATAAGTAGCATTATCACGAGTTATGTAAGTGCTATGATGATCTGAGTACACACTGCAACGAGAACAAATATTTTCGTTATAGTTGTCGTCAGTACGTAAATCTACATAACAAGTGTCATCTTCATCCATCTCCCTACCACAAGCATGACACTCTGCTGAATTATCGCTACCTACTTCTTCATAGCTACCTGCAGTATCATTTAGGAGTAGGTACTCAGACGAGCTATCCATGTTAGATACTTCGTTACTAAGAATGTTATAATCTGAAGTCAAGAACTTTAAGCTATCCATGTAAGGGTAGTGACGATGATTTAGAAGTACTCTTTTGTTGATGTCAAGATTTGTAGTGTCTTGCTTTATTACAACTTCTTCATGGGGGAAATATCCAGGATAACAAGTTTTAATACCTTGAACTAAGAAGAAAGCTTTCATTCTATCTTGTATAAGATCTGAAGTAGCATAAATCCTGTCGTAGTAATCAGTAGTTCCAACTGTCCACACTAAAGCTCTACCTTGTACTTTACCTTCTTGGTTTAGTAATACGGCCATCTTGCAGATGTTTAGGTTCTTTGTGTAGATGTCTAGATACCCATTGGTTCTATCATAGCGCATACAAGAGTTACCTAAGTTACCTGAAATAGAAGCATAGTTCTTTTCGTGATACAGTTCTGCAATCCAATGACCCTTTACATAGATTACTTCACCAGAATCTCCCTGCCTAAATCCTTCGATACGGAATCGATTGTTGAATTGGTCAAAGTCTGTTTCGGTAAATAGTTCTGCAAGGTTGATAATAGAAACTTCTTCAAGGGACATCCCTTTAAACTCAAGTTCTTCTCTTACAAAACCCTCTAAGCAAGTCAGATGAGGAATTGAAGAAAGTAACTTCTTAACTACTTTACCTGCACCGCTGTGATAACGGTAGTCTTTGTCTTCCCAAATCCTATGTCCTTGTCCACTGTCGTAAGCTCTAGAAACCCTGTCATACGTCATATAAGACAGTTTAGTAGGGTCATCTATACTTATTCCAAGATAGTTTAAGTTAGTAGGTATTTTGGGGATAGATGCTCCAAAACCATGAGTAAGCTTTAGGATAGCGGCAGCAATTCGATTGTCATTGATAGCCGTAAGTCGTATACTTAGATCCTGAGATATGTTCAGGTAATCATAAGTAATAACTGGCTGAGGAACTTCTACAGCAATTCCTTCTGTTAAATTTGGTTCATTTTCAAAATCTGGCATAATAACTTTTTTTGTTTTAGGTTAGTTTTTCTTATTGTTTAGTTATATCGAGATAAAAAAGAAAAAGAGGACCCTTTTGGAGCCCTCTTTGTAGATGGTTGAGAGTAATCTGTGTTTATTTACTTTGTAGGTAGGCTTCCACGCCTTTCCAAAATTCAAAAACCATTCCTAGTCTTTCTAGAGCTGCTCCATTCAATCCCTCGAGCTTTTCCTTAGGTAAACTTTCAAAAGGACTTTTAAACGGCCTAATGTGAGCTAAAGCACATGCTTTTGCAATCTCTTTACCTAGAGTAGGAGATAATTGTGTTACAGCATCTGTGATTTGTGGGTTTACTACTTCAAAAAACATATCAAAGATTTCGTTTCCTTTTTTTTCTACTGCCTGATTCATTTGTTCAGGAGTAAATTCTGGCATTACATTTTCCATATTATTTTAATTATTTTTTTGGTATTTCAAAACTTCCTGTGATGTATGCAAATCGTTCTGTTACTATAATTTGACCATAGCCTATGTTTTCGTTATGTAGGTTGTAATGGTCGTTTTTAATAAATTTATTTACTAACATATCTTCAATTATTGGATCTTTTAATAAACCCCAATTCTCGCCATCTTTTTGTAAGATACTAATTAACTCACTCTTACCTTTGCCTGAGGAATATTGTATTTTGTACATTTCTGAACCTGTTAACATCATTTTTCGTGTTTTCTTTTATAGGTGTCATTTTTCAATTGCTTGCCGTCTTTTCTCCTTTGCCAAATTAAGTGCAATTGCCAACGATACCAATCCCGCAAATTTATGTTATTTAAGTTACAATAATCTACAAACTCAGCTGTTATTTTGCCTTGTAATGATTGTAATTTACGCATAGTTGGTGTGTCTACTTTATTAGTCATTAAATGTGATTTTTGTTACGATTCTCTTCCTTTTTTTCGTAATACTCTAATGGGTGTATTGGACAAGCAAAGCAAATAGGCCTTTGTTGACTTAAAGGCCTATCGCATACAGGACAAGCAAATCCAAAATACCTACGTTCTTCTTTTTCGTAAGTTGTCTCACGATACTTGTTAGTAGGTTTCTTGTCAAACATTACTTCTTTCTTTTGTTCTTGTTACCACTTCTAAGTGGGGCTTGAGTAGAACTTACAGAAATAGTTGTAGGGGCACTTAAAGTAGCAGCAGGAGTGATAGTTTCTTCGACTACCTCACTAGTAACTTCTTTAGTTGCTTTTGTTGCTTCTAATTCTGCAGTAAGAGCTGTTGCTCTGTCGTTAATTACTTTAATTCCTGCTTTTAGTGATGCAACTTCTTCTTGTAATTTGCTTTTGTCTTCTTTTAAGCCCAATAGTTTCATACGAAGTTGAGAGATTTCCTCAAAACGATTTAAACTTTCTTTACAATAAAAAGTAGCAGAAGTAGTCTTTTGTTCTAAAGAATCTTCTAGTTCTTTGACTCTTCTGATTAAAGCAATGATAGCTCCAGTTCCGATAAGGAATAAAACTGCTAGTCCGATAATGATGTTGATTTGATCCATAGGTGTGTTTTTAGTTTTTAGGTTTATAATGTTGCAAGTTAATATCTTCTGTTATATAATGCAAATAGTTAATTGTTAAGTTTACGTTTTGCCCTTCTGTATGCATTTGAAGCAGCATTTCTACTTATACCTAACTTATCACCTGATTTAGTAAAAGTGTACTCTAGCTCATCCCGAAGAATGAGCATACAGTACTGTTTAAGTGTAAATCCCTGTAAGTCAAATTTTATCTCGTCCATCAGATAGAGTTTCTAAACTGATCCACTTTTCTTAAGTCAGACTTAACTTCAGCTTGTTTGTGGTGTCTTTCTTTCCACTTGGTTCCTCGTAGTTCAGGATTGTGTTCCTGTAATTTTCTACGAGTCCTAGTGATAAGGTCAGAAGATACTAATTTTGATTCAGCAAATTTCTTAAGAAAGTCCATAGCACTTAGTTTTACTAGATTCGGATAGTAAGTGTAGTAGTACGTTGCTACAAGTAACATATCATCATCCTTAGTTCTACTATACTTAGTGAGAAGTCTTGTGACGTTTTCTGTTACGTCGTGGTCAAAAAATTCTAACTCATCGTTGCTCATTTGTTACCTCCGTATGTTTCGTTGTAGTATTGTTCACCAGTTATTGGTAATGTACTTTCAGGATAATCAATTCCATGAACTGTTCCTTTGTTGTATGCAGTTTCAATTCTTTCCTTCTCCATTTCTTTGGCTTCTCTGATTTCCTCTTGATGGTCTATGTAAAAAGTAATTGCTTGTGGTATGCCTAACTTCATTGCTAACTTTCCACATAGAATGTCCACTGCCGTTTGGTGTTTATTGTTTGTCATAGTTGTTTTTTAATTTCTTCTTGCCAAGCAGTGGGTAAATCTGTACATGAAATAACAATTTCATTACCTCGACAGTCTGAATCTGCTT